GTCATGCCCATAATAATGCTATGTTTAGTGGCGTTATGTATTACAAGTGTCCACCTAATAGTGGTGACATATCATTTTATGTCCCATCTATGATCCCTACGTGGTGTACTCAGACTCTATATCCAGAGGTCAAAGAGTATAACACATATAATATGAGGGAGTCTAGGATACCAGTAAGTGAAGGTATGTTATTATTATTTCCATCACATCTAGCACATGCTGTTAGAGTTAATAATAGTAATGAGGATAGATATTCTATCGCATTTAATTATATTTTGAGGGGTGACTATGGTTATGATGACCATCAGTTAAAACTATGACTATTCCTATTTTCTTAGCGGAGGCAGTACCATTGGAGATAAGAAACATTCTTAAATCATTAAAGAGAGGAATGCCAGTTAGGTTAAAGAGTGGTGAAGAGGGTACTATTAATTTCATTGGTGACCAGTATATTACTGTATCAATGAATAGGAGAGCAGATCCTAATAGTATGCATGGATATAAGGAGACAAATGTGCTAGTATATCCACATGAGTGGGATGACATGGAAATAGAGGATGAGCATTTTTATAATCATAAGAATTATAAGGGTGTCATTAAGGACCATCCAGGCAATGAAGATCTACCCAATGATATAACAAATAATGAAAACAACGATAACTCAGGGCAAGGTTAAGACAGTATTCTCAACTGATGAGACTGAAACTGTTCTTATACAATATGAAGATAAGGTCACTGCTGGTAATGGTAGGCAGGTAGATTTCCCCGAAGGTAAAGGAGAGGTATGTTGTAAGATATCTGAGTGTCTCTTTCAATTACTTGAATTGAATGGTATTGATACTCACTATATTAATATGCCAACTCATCAAGCAATGGCATGTAAGAGGGTTGAGATCATACCAATAGAGGTTGTGGTAAGGAATGTAGCAGCAGGTAGTATATGCAGACAAACTACCATAGAAGAGGGCACAGTGCTCTCTGAACCATTGGTAGAGTTTTATTTGAAGGATGATGATAAAGATGATCCATTACTTACAGAGGATCGCATAGCATTAATGAAGTTTACCAATATTGGTACCAACTTAAACCTATTAAAGGCACTAGCAAGAGAAATTAATGCTATACTAACAGAGACCTTTAAAGATATAGGTCTTACACTTGTTGATTTTAAATTGGAGTTTGGTTATGATTCTAGACAAAATATACTCGTTGCTGATGAACTATCACCTGACTCGATGCGACTCTGGAAAGATGGTAAGAGTTTTGACAAAGACTTGTTTAGGAAAGGACAAGGTGATATAGTGGAGGCATATAATACTATTCTAGACTCACTTCAATCATGAAACGCTGGTTTAATTTAGATGACCATAGACCTTGGGATAGACCTAAGAGAGATCCTAACAGGAAGATACATCCTGATGAGTATATGCAAGCAGGATGGGACAAAACACCATCAGGTTGTCACCCATATCAACGTGGAAGTAGGCATAATAAAATAGGTATGTGGATAATGTGGACCTACTACATTATTATAATATTAATGGTAACAAGACTTATACTGGTATTAAACTCATGAGAATAACTGATGAAATTATAAAGAAGATACAACTAGCAATGGTACATACCAAAAAGAATGGTGAAGTCAATTGGCATGATGGTGATGAGATAGATGTATGTCTAGCAGGTACATTTGCTGGTGATAAGTTTATCACTATAATTAATAGGACACGTAGTAACACAACAAAACAATGAGTGATGAATTTACAATTGATATTGATAAGGCACTAGAGAAGGCAAAGAATGATGATCTAGCAGGATCATTCATAGATCATAAACCTTTAGGTCTTGAGTCAGTGCGTAAGTCTGTTGATAACTGTGTTAACCTAGCAGGTTTAGATAAGAAATTAATGGAAGAGTTATTAAATGGTGAATGGAATCATTATGAGACATTGAACTCAGTGGGTAGACAAAGTAAGAAGATTGTGATAGAGTATCATATAACTAACAAAAATACATGAAGGATACCATATTGTATGGTGATTGTCGAGAGACATTACCTGCATTTATTGATAAGGCGAGGATGTGTGTAACGTCACCGCCTTATTATGGTCTAAGAGACTATGGTGGTGAGAAGGATCAAATAGGTCAGGAGCAGACTCCTGAAGATTACATAGATAACTTGGTAAAGGTATTCAGGGAGGTGCGAAATGTGCTCACAGATGATGGAACTTGTTGGGTTAATATTGGCGATAGTTACTATAATTACAGACCTGGAAGGGGACAAGGACTGGCAAAACAGACAGTCTCAAATACTAAACAAGACTTACCAGATGTGTGTCCTCGCAGAGGAAATAGACTTGAAGGATTAAAAGAAAAGGATTTAATTGGTATACCTTGGATGTTAGCATTTGCATTAAGAGCAGATGGTTGGTACTTACGTCAAGATATTATATGGCATAAACCTAATCCAATGCCTGAGAGTGTGAGAGATAGATGTACTAAATCACATGAATACATCTTCCTACTAAGTAAGAACAAGAAGTATTATTATGATAATGATGCTATAAAGGAACCTGCTAAAGATTGGGGAACAAGAGATAGAACTAAGGGGAAATATCACAACAAAGGTACAGGTTTACAACCTCATTCTGGTCTCACTAAATCATATCCAACTAAGAATAAACGTAGTGTTTGGAGTATAACAAATAAACCTTATAAGGGGGCACACTTCGCAGTATTCCCACCTGATTTGATTGAACCATGTATCAAGGCGGGATCAGAGGAGGGTGATATTATATTAGATCCGTTCATGGGATCAGGCACTACTGCTATGGTAGCGAAGCAACTAGGCAGATTCTATCTAGGATGTGAACTGCACGAGTCGTATGGCGAACTCATTCAGAATCGTGTGCCAACTGAGGAAGTGGCATACAATCCACTGACAGACCTGATGGATGCAGTATAATAACAAGGTATTCAACAAAACACATCATGGCATTTAATCCTGAAGTTGCTCTCTTTGCTCTACTAGAAGATGCTGAGACTTCTGCTGAAGTTCTACAAGTGATTGAGGACTATATCGCTAACTCATAGACCACACTACAAACTGTCACAAGCACCCACCACTGGGTGCTTTTTTCATGTATACTAATAGTATTAATGAGGTTTTAATGAATCTATCAGCACATCAACAACGTGCTTATGATAAGATGAACACTAAAGATTGTGGTCAAATTATCATTCCTACAGGTGGTGGTAAAACTTACATTATGATCGCAGATTGTAAGAGAAGGTTAAAAACTTCTTATGAATCTAGGGTTGTTGTTGTAGTAGCACCACGCATACTATTGAGTAATCAATTACATTCAGAGTTTAGTGAGCATATACTAGACGCTGAAGTAATGCACGTTCATAGTGGAGAAACTAAGGAATTTAACAGCACTAAATCACATGAAATCCTTAATTGGGTATCAGGTAATAATGATAAGCACCGTCTTATCTTTACAACATATCACTCTTTAAATAGAATATATGACAGTGGAATTGAAGTAGATAGTATATATTATGATGAGGCACATAACGCAACTGGTAGACACTTTAATCGTGCAGTTGTTGATATGATTCCTCATGCAAATAGAAGATTCTTCTTTACTGCTACACCTAAACATGATAGAGGTAGTGCTAAACGAGGCATGAACAATTCATCTGTTTATGGTGGTGTATTAGAGAATACTCCTGCCCCTGAGTTAGTAGCAGCAGGTAAGATTCTACCACCTAAACTATCAACTTATGAGTGTGATATTGTCAGAACTAAGTTAAATGCACCTGATCTTGATGCCGCTAATATATTAGGAATCATTGAAGGATTAGATGCAGATCAAGCACAGAAGATTCTAGTTGCAGCACCATCAACTAAAGTATTGTGGAATATGTTATCACAAACTGATGTGCTTGATAGATGTAAAGAACTAGGTTATGATATCTTACACATAACATCTAAGCATGGTTGTTACTTTAATAAGAAAAAGATCAACAGACAAATGTTCTTTAAGGTGTTAAATGCTCTTGGTAAGATGCCAGATAGAAAGTTCCTTGTGTTCCACTATAGTATACTTAGTGAGGGTATTTCAGTTCCAGGATTATCACATTGTATCCTACTTCGTAACCTACCTACCATTGAAATGGCACAGACTATAGGTAGAGTTATTAGAGTACATGATGAGGATCGTAAACAATTAGCAGCAGGTAATATCTCTACTACTTGTTATGCAAACTGGGTAAAACCTTGTGGTTATGTAACAGTTCCTACTACAAGTGGACATGGTGCAGGTACAAGAACTCAGAGAAGATTAGAGGCAATAGTTGACTTAATCTTTACCAAAGGTATCCCCGCTATTGCTAATGTTTACTCCTGAATTATTACAACTTGCCGTTGATAGATCAACAGGCAAATCATCCAAACAACTAGATAGTTTATTTGAGGAACTCTATGAAATTTATGTTAATGACCCAAATAGTTCCACACTTAGAGAACATATTACTGCCAGTCTTGCTAATTGTGATCCTATTGCTGGTAAACTTGGTAGAGATTGTAAGTGTAAATTAACAGGTGAAGAGAAAGAAATTAAACCTAAAAATTATTATAGATCAACAACCAACGGAGGAGGTTGCTTTAATGATTATACTAGGTTGAGATACTTAAAGGATTACGCTGTTAATTTACCTATCATATCATCACTCTTTGTTTATGGTAGAGTGATGTATGTTGTTGAGTATAAGTTTAAACAAATAGCAGACAAGTTAGACAAGCAAGTAACAGATATCTGTGAGAATAAAGGTCAACGTTATGTTAGATCATGTGCATGGACTTATGAACAATGGTACAATGATCCTAATCTAATTGTACACTACCTAGATAAGGATTACATACATGAGCATCATGTTAAAGGACACTTTAAGATTAGAACGAAATTATATGAGAAGTTGATGAGTCTGTGACAGTATGCAAACTGCACACTATTTTACCATTGTATTGAAATATCGTGTATTATAATAGAGTAGTCAACCAAAGGATTAAATGCCTAGGAAATCAAAATCACTTGAAATTCCAAGTGAAGTGTTTGAGTCAGATCAATCACAAGTCAACGAAGATGAGTGGGTAGGTGACATATTAGGGTCACTAGATGATACTGTAGAGTATCAATACACCTCTCGTTCTTTAAACTCTTACTGGACTTAATCAATGACTAAAACATTATTTGTTTCAGAAGTTTATGGGTACACTCATAAACTAGCACAGAGATTACAGGAGGATTATAATAAGTCTTCCACTGCTAATCGTATCGTCTTTGAGATAACTGAAGGACGCAAATACTACAAGTTACATGAAGTAAATGGTGGAGTACATGCGTTCATTGATAAGAAAACAGGGGACGTATTTAAACCTGCTAGTTGGAACAAACCAGCAAAGCATGTTCGCTACAATTTGTTAGATAGTGATTCACGTGGTGAATGCTATGCACGAGCAGATTGGGCAGGTGGTTATCTTTATCTGAGGTAATCATCATGGGAAAGAAGAGTTTAACTAAAGAGATTCGGTTCTTAATGGAAAAGAATGACTTTCATTTAGTAAGAGAAACTAAACACTTTATTTGGCAACATGACAATGGTACAATTATAACAACGAGTAAGACTCCGAGTGATAATTATGCAGTTGCTCAATGCTCACGCCAAATAAGGCGAATAATGGGAAAAGTGGTATGATGATTCATACCACCGCTACATTTTAAAATGCACGTTTTTTAAGGTTTAGTCAAGCGATTGTGTGACAGTCTACAAACCTACACACTCTCACCCCATTTAACTTGAAAATCGTGTATTATATAAGAGTGGGAGGCAAGGGTAGCGGACACCTTCAATTAAGTTCTGTAGAATACGCTTTTAAGGCGAACCTCTCCCACACTCTATTCACACTATTGGAGATTACATGGACGAACAACAAACGTCAATTGAAAATATGAGTGATACACTCATGGAAGCATTACAGAGGAATCTCCAGGATAATAACATGGGTAATGTTACATCTATCTACTCTGAATTTGTTGTAGATGGATTAGATCCTGAAGATAATGATTATAAGTTTCTATTCATTCCAAATTTCACATTGTCATCAGTTGTTAATGATGAGGACAATGATTCATGGTTTGAGGGTATATAATGAAATCAGCAATCTTCACTCTTCGTATTCAATTAGAAGACGATCAGGATGTAAATCCTGAATACTTAGCAGAAGAATTACAAGCATCAATTAACAGTATGTACTGTTATCTTGATTCAGAAACTGGTGAGTATTCAAACAATAAGATAATAGGTTATAAATTTGAGTATGATAACTTTATCCCATTCACATCTAAGGAGGAGTATTAGATGAAAACTTATCAACTAGAATGTGCAGAAGTTAGTTACTTCGTAATAGAAGTTGAAGCACAAAATGAGGATGAAGCAAGAGAACTTGCTCATGCTGATATAAACTCATTTGAAGTATTAGATGAATATACTTCAGAGTGGGACATCAATGATATTAAGGAGGTAGCATAATGTTTGATACATTAGTAGATTTACTCTACGATTACTGTAGAGATAACAATTTAGAGCATGATAGTGCTGATGATATATTATACTGTGGTGTTGATAAAGATGGCAATGAGTTAACACCAGAAGTCAAAAGATGGTTATCTGATTATGGTAAAGCATGGGACGCAATAACATGAACGTTAACAGATACACTCGTGCAGGTAACAACGGCAAGTTGATTATCTGTCCACAATGTAATAGTCACGCTAGAGTATTTCACTTTAGTTGGAGTGCATTAAACTGCATACATTGTGATGCTACAGTAAACAAAACCGATTGGAGTATTCATGGCACTAAGTAACTATCAATGGGAAGCAGTTCTTAACAATGTCAAACAACAAATGACGTTTGGTAATGGTGAAGAACAAGAGGAATTTTGGTCTGATATTTATCTCAGATTGAGACAATATCAGGTTGAAGATTCACAAATTGCTGAGTTAATTAAAGACAATGAGTGAACCTATCATCACATCTTCAGGTGTATACTTTAACATAACACTTGAAGATAAGGAGTTAGATCTTATCATCAAATGCCTCAATAAGGAAGCGACAACATTTAGTTATCGTTGTCCGATTAATACACCCAGAATTGAGCGTATCATACGAGAGATTGATGTAGTTAGAGGAGTGGACAGATTACAAAGTGTCACCAAACAGGCAGACACATACCCATAATCGGTTATAATACATGTATGGGGAACAAACCCACCCGCAGTAACTGACTAATCGCTCATCTGCGACAATTGGGTTTGTTCCTCTCACCTATTCTTTTTGGAGTCTTTTAATTATGTCAGAGTCTAGGACTTATGATGAAGTTGTTAAAGTCTATCAAGGTGAACTTGATGATGATTTTGACATTGGATGTGAACTCTTTTATGAAGTGTTTGCAGACATAGATTGGAGAGAGGAGGTTATCAACAATGCCTAGTATTAAAGAACTCAACAACTTTGTTAATTATGTTTGGGATTTCTATGCACCTAACAGTGATTTGTATCCTATCATTGGTTTAACTAAGGGTCACATCTATGACGCATTCTTCACATATAAGAGAAGAATTGAGAAAGGTGATTTAGAATATGTTCATTATTCATGGGGTGATGGTGATAGTTTAGACAGAGAAAGAGTGAGAGATATATTACTTGAAAATCCAAGATTCACATTCGGAGGTTAACATGACTTATTCACAATCTGCAAATCCAAATGCAACAAATAGTGAGTTAGATGCAAAGAAAATAGTACATCATGTAACGTTTGATGATTATCAATTTGCTGAAGATGATTCACCTGAAGTTGTATTAACTGATGCTCAACGTGGTGAACTAATTGATCAGTATGTTGAGTTACATGTTGATAGTATGGACTGGAAAACTATGGCACAGTTTATTAGAGATACACTTGTAGATGATTATTCAAGGTTATCAGATGATGAGTTAAAAATAGAAATAGAGTGTACACATGATGAAGAATTATATAATGAATTAGTTGATAACGTAACCTATGATGCTGACAAAGATGCAGCATCATATACTTAAGGAGGTGATTATGACTAATTCAGATATACAAATGCTCAAAGATTGTATCATGTTTGTAATAGAGAATGATACAGATGTAGATGAGCAAGATGTTAAGAATCTATGGGATCTTAACATGAAACTATCACTTAAGGAGGTAAATAGCAATGTTTCATAGTAAATCATTTGGAAGAATCTTCTGGGTAGATGAGGATCACAATTTCAAATCATGTCCAGAAAGAATAGATGGAACTGGTGATTTTGATCAGACTGATTATGTTTCAGACTGGACAGATTTGGAGGGAATTAATCTATCAAATCTATTAGATATACACATGGCATGTTTAAACATACTATGGAATCATTCAAACGCAATATCAATTAAGGATGGATTATGAATGAGTTAAATGATAAACAGAAATTGTTAATTCATTTGAATGAGGTTAAACAATTGCTTGATACATGTACATCATTAGATGATGAATTAATAGGAATATATAACAATTTCAATGGTATCATAATGGACGACCTCTTAAGACCAATGATGGACACTCAGTAAACTGTCACACATTTCTCCCAAATGGGGTGGTTGCGTGTGTATAATGAGTATATACACGAAATTAAAATTATGAGATATTCAGTTCACTGCCCATCCGCACCATTTGAAAACACTTCATTTGTTGACCTTGCCGATTGTTGGGGTCTATGCCTTGATCTATCCGAAGAGTATGGATATGCTGAGGTCAGATATGGTGCTTGCGTCATGGGATCCTACACTAATGGACAGTAGACAAACTGCCACAAGATCGCTTGATTTTTGCCCGAATCTGTGCTATATTAAGTACATAATCAAGGAACAGCAAATTTTCAATTTTTCAATTATGTCAAAATCTTTATTTCAACAGTCAATCAATCTATGTGATGACTATCTCGGTCTTGAGTGGATCAGGGGTGTAAGAACCTCAATCTTTGACTCTTACAGGCGTGAGAACGACCTAGATGGCAACCTTGCTATCTATCACTACGGTGGAGACCGTTTTGATGTTCGTACAATGGTTTACAATGATGCAACTGGTTGCATTGTTGGTGACCAGATCAATCTCGGTTCTTTTGATAACATCTATGACGCACAAGATTGTGCTGAAGATTATCTAAAAGATCTACTATTAGATCTAGGAGTTTAACTCCCCAAGTAAATCATTCGCTTTAATTATTATGCAACTTACATCAAATGACGGCAACATGGTATTAGATTTCTATCCAATTAAGGACTGGGATAATACTTTGATTGCAAACTATCGGTTGAGAGTATTATCATTCATGGGTAAGACCATGAAAAAGATGATCATTACTGATGAAGTCTTCAACCAATGTGTACAAGATCGTTTAGATTTTGGATACAAAGTAACAGATTGCAAAGACAATCTTCCACAATTTCATTCATGGGGTAAATTACAATGAGTGTATTACATCACGAATCAATTCTTGAGACTATATATGAAGAAGTCCTTGAAGAATTTCCTCAATTAGATGAGGCACATTGCGAGATTATTGCTAAACAACGCTTTGAAGATATGTGCCAATGAAACAATCAATCACCATATTCATCATAGTATTCTTCTTAATCTATGGTGTAAAAGCAATCTTCGGTGTTATCAACTTTGGTAATCATCTCAAAGATATTAATACTGAGAAACAACAACAAATTGATAGAATGTTAAATCAATGAAGCAAATTACCTCTCCTATTCCTCATCTTTTGATTGAGGAATTTTTTACTGAGTATGAACTAGAGCATCAAATATTTCCTGAATTGAAATATTTAACGTCTCCCACTCGTTTACATCCGCAGATAATGAGTAATGATGCGGAGCAACCATTTTGTAACCGTAATTATGTTACTATTGAAGAGTTATTTAAAGATGCTAGACAATCAGATATATTAAATTGTGTAGATAAAATATACACTAAAGAGACAGTTTCCGCACTAGAAAGTATTAACCCCGCATTTAGAGGTTTTAGTAACTGTGGTACGCAATTAACTACTGTTAATTATTATGATAATAACTGTTATATCAATGAGCATGTTGATGGTGTAGCGTGGGTATTGTTGGTTAATTTGTATAAACAACCTAAACTATTTACAGGTGGTGACTTGATATTTAATGATGAGGATTACACAGTTGAGTTAAAGAATAACGAGGCAATCTTATTTCCCGCATCATTACTTAATAGTATAAGTCCTGTCCTTATAGATAATGATATGCCCTATTCTGGTAATGGTTTATATCAAATAACACGTTTCTTCTGGATACATGTTGACCATGATTTAGGCACATACTATGGACTTGAACCACAATCTTAAGATGCAAAGTAACAACATTACCCCTAAAGAAATACTCCCATTGTTTCCAATAGCAGTTGGATGTTACTCTTATCCAGATAAACAATATCTGGAAGATTTGACCAATAAAGTAAGAGAAGATACGAAAGATCGTAATCATAATGTTAATTGGAGTAATAAAGATCTCAAGCATTATTATCAACGTGGTGAACAAGTTAATGCTAAAGGTGAGACACAAGGGGTTACACTAAATAACAATTTCTTTAAGAATGTTGAAGCACCTGAGTTAGAACAATGGATGAAAGAATGTGCTTATCATTTTCATACTAAAGTATTGGGTTATATGATACAATCAGAGTACCTAATTAACGATAGTTGGGTTAACTGTAATCGTGGAAATGGTGGACAAAGTTATCATGCACATGTAAATAGTTTCTTATCGGGAACCATGTATTTAGACCATGATGATGATGCTGCACCCATTGAATTTCAATCCCCTAAGTTTAACTTTGCGATAGAACCTCATATAGGATTTACACCAGATATAGAGAATGCAACAGTATTTTCACAACCTAGAGCAGTAATTAAACCTGATGTAGGTGACTTTTTAATATGGGAATCACACCTCAGACATGGATATAGTGACAACAATTCACCTAATAGAATATCACTTAGTGTCAACATGATTCCTCGCATTGTGTTTAGTCATAGATACGGATTTGAGGTTAAAATGTTAGAAAGTGAGTTACCTGGAAGAGAATCTTTACCACCTGACTGGTTAGGATTTGAACCAATGGCATCAACAATGGATAGAGAATTAAAGGATCAAACTAATAAACAACCTGATAAATCATCCACACCTGAGTATAAAGGAAGCAAACCAAGTCCTGCCCCTTGGCGTAAACAATTTGATGGAAGTATGGGGGGAATAGGTCATAAGAAACAGACCAAATCGTTCTGGGATTAATGAGAAAGTTTCCTTTTAATCGTGGTGACAAAGTATGTTTAAAGGATGGAAGTGAGTGTGGTGTTGTTAACTTTATTGGCACACAATATATCACACTAACTGTTAGACAATGGGACGATCCTGGAAAGATGTGGGGATGGAGTCAATGCAATGTATTAATTTATGCTGCATATTGGGGTGATTTGGTGTTACAAGATGCCTAAAGATTCGCTCACCTATCTAACAATGAAAGAGATAACATGTATCATATGGGAATACATTAGAGAGCGTAATCTGTGGAAAACTAAACCTTATACCACTGACGATCATAACATTTAGACCACTTTTTACCCATTTCTATGTTATGAATATTACGGTAAATATTCTCATATGACTTATACTCTTTTTTAAGATCTAGGTATGAATCGTAATAAACAATGTCCTCTGGATTGTTATACTTAACGCCCTTAAATCTCACCTTATTTGTACCTTTAGGTCTCCCACCTTTTACCATAGGTGTAAACTTACCAAATGCACATTGTTTCTTATCATAGAACAAATACCATCCAAAAGTACATCTTTTAGCGTCAACTTCACTGCTTAAAGATAAACTCATCCCGCTATTATCTTTGGGGTTATTTGATATTTCTTTAACGCAATCCAATTGAGTTGACCAACATTTAGTACGCCCATCTTTATTAATACCGTATATCTTACCCTTGGAATAATCACGCAAGTGACTAACATCTGGGAGAGGACAATCTTTCCAACTCCATCTATAACCAAATGCAAAAGATTGTCCCCCAGTACAACATTTTCTAATAGCAGATTTACCATGTAATCTTTTACTTTTCCCAAGGATTGCAGTTAACGCTAATCCCATAGAGTCGTAATCTTCCATGTGATTACCATTTAAGTCGTACTTACTTACAGGTTTTGAATGTATATGTTTGCCCCAATCTTCACGTGCTAAAGTAATACCATCTCCACCTTTAGTCATGTTATAACCTTTACCATATTGTACATGGGTTTGTAACATCTTAATCCAATAGATTTCACGCTCATTTTCTCTATTAGTATCACACTCTTCTATACACTTAATAGAAAAGTTTTCAATACCATACTTACTAATAGCATGATGAATTGCACCCTTATTGTTACTATTACCAGATGCAATTTGCTTATGTTCGTTAATACGTTGTGAAATAGTTCTTGATGTTTTACCAATGTATTTCTTCTGATTGATTGTATTTGTAATGGAATAGATTAAAGACATAAAGTGTTACTCACTAGGACTATATATGTAATACTTAATTGTTAGTTAGTATTCGTAATATATGGTAGAGTTATTAACAACCCTGTGGAAAAGTCTACGGAATAATGTTAATTAAGCAGAACAATCGTTCCCTTAGCGACTTCTCTAAGGATTGTCAATCTTTCGTAGTAAAATGTCACATTAGACTAAATACTTGACATCCCTAAGTATATCTGGTATAATGGTAATATCAAAACACTTATAGGAAGTTTTCCACATGTTTTTGACCACTAAGTATAAAGAACTGTACAGCAGATGGTTACAACGAAACGAGCAACTTTTCCCACTAAGTGATGAGATAGACCTGCTACAGTTCTTGTTAGATACTGAGCAACATGTGGAAAACTTTAACATAAACCGTAGAGCAGAACATTTACTATCAGAGGGGTATCTTTACCACGTTCCTATAAACAATTGAACCAAAAATGCAATACCGTTTGTATAACTCAGAAGAGGTAATTCAGGGCACGTTTAATACACTCTCAGACCTTGAATTGCATATGGATAGTGTTAGAAACCGTAGAGGCGAAAATAGACATAATTCGCCGATACATTCACCCCTTGATTATATCAAATCAATCGGTTGGTTTATTGACATTATAGACAGTTCACAAAGTGGCACAAAGTAACTTGAACTGTACCCCTAGGCGGGTTATACTTAAGGAGTAAACAAGCAAAGCACTAAATGAGAAAAATTGAACAGCAAATGAACAGGGCAATTGTTAACAAGAACTGCTGGCAATCTTCCAACACTTCAGTAACATTTAACCCTAGTACAAATTGCTCACAAGTTTATCTCCACGGGCATCAAATTGCGACTTTTGATCATAACACTCAAGCAGTCAAATTAGACTCTTGTGGTTATGAAACAGTAACGACAAAATCTCGCCTAAATGCTATTTTAGAAGAGGTAAAGTACGGTGCTAAAGTATTCCAAAAGCAATGGAATTGGTTTGTTAGTTATCACAATGCTACCGAATCTTTCTTTGACGGAATGATACTATTAGATGGGCAATCCTTAGAGGTTGCCTAACACATAGTACACGCAATCACACTCACTAAATGTAAAGAACTCACCCCAAATCGCAGTCATACTAAGGGATCTCGGCGGTTGGGGCGGCCGTCCTTATATTAAAAAGACTTACTACCCTAACCTACAAAGGTTCCCCAACGCCAGAGATATAAATAAAAATTGCGTGTTTGGTACAGGGTAGACCAAAATTTTTTTGCCTACTAAAAATTCCCCCACAGGATCAAATGGAATTCACCCAATCCCTCCAAGATACTAGAACGTTTATTCTAGAGACTTTAATCCACCATGAGAAGCACTTGGCAACTCAGATGTATGCCTTTGCCGATGACATGGTAAGATCGGGAGTGAAAGATTCTAAAGAGATTATCTTAAGATGGGAGAAGTACAAACCTAACATACGCGATTATTCTATAGCACCTCTCTAATGGCACAATACACAGTATTTTTTCAGACACCCTCAGAAAAGATCGTAGATTCCAGACACGCTACGCTAGATATGGCAGAAGGTAGACGAGATTACTGTAGTTCTCTGCTACATAAGGTGAATGCATCCGCAGATGTGAAAGCAAGCATAGAAAAAGGATGGAGCGAACCTACATGAAAAGATTCCAATTAACACTGCAAGAGGACGATGAAGGTAGATTGTATCTAAACCTACCTGAAGACCTAACAGAAGACCTCTCGTGGCGTCCTGGTGATCACTTGGAGTATGATGACGAAGGTGATGGAACATTATTAGTATACAGGTCACTTGACGAAAAATAGTGGGGCGCGATCCCCGCGATCTCTGCAATTATTATGAAACATGTTCAGTAAAGAAGACGTTAATCTAACAGATCCTATTGAAGGTGCTATTCCAGCATGGATGCAGGAAAGAAGTGTTAGTCTCTGGTTAGACAACTCAATGGCGCACGATGCCATATGCAAAACGTTTGAGAATATCTTGGGTAGACTACGTGAAGATGAGGAATTAATAAGTGCATGCATTAAAACTTTAAATGAAATGCCCACAATAGACCAAGATTTATTCATGTATAAACCTCCAGGTGAAGGGGAACATCTAAATATTGGTAAGAACTTTGAACTGATCTATAAGAAATTGAAAGAACTTGAGGAACAGGCACATCCTGCACCTCGTACCGATCATGGAAAGAGACTTACTGCTTTGGAGGATAAACTAGGTGGGGTGTAATACCAATAAGAATGCTGAGAGAAATAGTAAGCACTGTGCTAGATGCGACCCTAGTGGTAATATCTACACGGGTCAACTTAACATGACCAATTTACCTGATGAGGTAACTAATGGTGTTCCATTTCAACATGAAAGATATGATCCTATAGATGGAGTAGATAAAACACAATATGAGGAAGTAAACGTTCCTGAGTGGGAACGAGACCTTGTAATGTACTGTGGAACTATATGTGAACAGGATGATGCTCCACCACCCTTCAATTGTGGCAATGGTGGTGATTGTGGAAAGATTATAATATCTTTGGGAGGATCCAACCCTGCATTATATGGTGTTATGAGTAGATATCCTTCAGGGATATCATTTGAACCTCTATGGGGAGACCAATGGTTCTACTACTTGTTTGATACATCACGTCCTATAGCAGGATATCCTTGTTATTTCCTAGAAGATACAGATGAAACAACTAGTGGTACTGATGGAGATGGTAATCCTACTAGTAGTACATCATCATGGGGTCAAACATGTCACCCTTGTAAGAGTTTTACCTGTGAAGCAGGTGCAACTACTGTAGAGTATACAACAGCAGAAGGTAGTCTTGTAGAAGGTAGAGATCCTTTTCCTACTATATGGACTGCTGGTACACGTACTAATGCTATTGCTTTTAGATATGAGGATGGAATACCTACTACACCACCTCAAGGACCAGTAGATTTCTCTATAACACCTACTAGTGGTAGTGCTACGGATTGTTGGGAAGGAACTAGTTCAAATGGTATACCCATAGACTGTCCAGAGAACCCTTGGAGTGATCCAGATGACATTGGTGCTTCATATATCCTAGTATTTGATGAATTGGATAGTGGTACTGGTACAGGATTGCGTATTAAAATGCGTTATGAGCCTAGAACGACTGGTGATCCTGCAACTATTGTTGGTAGTACAATCTATATTGACGAATTAATGAATGCTGGTATCAACTATCAGGTAGGTGATAACTTTAACTTGTCTATACCTATAGGTGGTGCGGGTAGTATTGACTTTAATTTGGCAGTTACTGCTATTGGTGATGTTCAAACAAGTAACCCTTATGCAAATTATGCGCTTTTAAATGCAGCAGATACCGTAAATGGGCATATAGTTGAGAAAGTGAAGCACATGGATCTCAATTTTAACTATCATATTGCGGAACTTAGCGGAGATGGCAGTGATTTTGCGAAAGATACTACATATACGACCTCTAGAGGTAATCAAATTACGGTTTTAGCGGGATTTGGCATTCCAGATCGCGCATTTTTGGGTGGTCTCTTTGAATTTCGTAACAAGTCTATGCAATATATGACCGCAGACTTGAATAGACAACCTAATTCTTTCAATGATTACCGTCAACCTACGTGTGTAAAGAAACTTGATGTAATGGTTACTCAAGGAAGTAGTACAGTTACACTAGTCAATGGTGCAGATACGCAGTGGATTAAGGTAGGATACAATTTTAGAGCAGGATTCTTTGCAGAAAACTCATATATTACCGCAGTTAATGGTACTTCCTTTACTGTTAACAGTACATGTGATGGAACTAATACAGGTCCAGCAATAAAAACACGAGCAGAGATCACTAATATAGAGATTGAGAACGGACAAATCAAATCTATGAAGATTGCTGATGGTGGTATGGGTTGGAATAAGTTAAATAGCAAACCGATAGTCACAATTGCACATCCTTTAAAGGAAACTGGGATAGATGCAGTCATAGACTACGAATTTACTAGTGGAGTTTTAACATCTTTATCAGTTAAATCCAGTGGATCCATGTATCCGCAAGGTGAATTGATTGATATTGCAATTCCGATGACTCATAAGGAGATAAAACAGAAACTTTACGCAGCAAGCACCACATATGAGGAAGATCCTCAAAATGAACCGCTAAATGAAGCGTTAGCACGGCCAGAAATTACATCAATACCACGTTTTAGCGATAAGGTCTTCGTTGATAGTGTGACTGCGAGTGGATTATCACCAAAAGATTACAATACTGAGGGTACTGAGATCAATGATTACGATCATTATAAGAGAATAATGCAACGTGCCGCAGAAGATATGCCAGATGGACTAGACAGACTGTATTTTCAGACAAATTTAACGATGGATGACATAAGAAAGGGTATGGGACAGGCTCCTTACACTGATGTTACGCATCAATTTCAGCAAAATGAGGTAAAAGACCTAAAACGCTTACCAAATGTGATCAGAACTGAGCGAGTAGGACGTGCTTTGCCCGATAGAGAGGATATGGAAGACCTAAGATGGCGAACTTTGGATGATAGAATGGGAGAAGGACTTAGAGCAGGGGGATTTGCTTCTGAAGCAGGTACAATGCAAGATTTTGTTGATGCTGACAAGATTCGTAAGGATGAGTTTATAGATTTAAACTCAGAAGCACCCGAAGTAACATCTTCAGGCAAGAAATTAGTCAAATTTGATAAAGAGGAAGTACGTACTGTTCACGGTACTTTCTACGACCTTCCATGTGCCTCTGCGTATACTAAATACCTATTGAGACAATACATACCTGATTCTAGAATAACTGCTAATATAAACGTTAAATTGGCATGGGAACCGTTAAACCCTCGTGGTTGTGGAGACAATACATCAGGTGGATGTTTTGGTACTTCTGGTCAACCCTCCAATAGCGGAAATGTTTCATATAGTTCTTCATTAACAGGACCATTTGGTGAAGGTTGTAAAGCTTTCAATGTTGAAGGTAAAATATTGGTTTATAACGATTTGACTAATAGTGCCTATCTATTTGGACAAGCTTGTGACAAAGCTGGCAATCCATTTGACTTTAAGTGTACCTAGGAGTATAATATGGGAGTCCCTGCGGCGATTTATAGAGGAAACTGTTCTGGTCATGGTGTAGCCATTAGTGGTCACATTCATGGTTGGTTTGGTTGTGGTACTACTTGTTTAACATGTAGCACTAAATCTGTAGCGGTTAAAAATGCTGTTTGTTTTTGGCCACCTACTGTCTTAGCACCATTTGCTCCTTATGTGAGAAATGTTTTTGTTAATAGCATCTTACCAATATTGGATAAGGACGTATTAACAGTGCATAGAGCATCAAGTACAAATATCATTATGGTTGGTCCTTGTGGTAAAACACCACCTAGACCTAAAGTATGTAATTGTAGTATGCTTGCTTCTGAAGATAAGAAAGGTATTGGTCACACAAGAGTGATGCATGCCACTACAAAGACAGTTTTTGCTAATAAGTTAGCAATGGGTAAGGTTGGCGACCAATTAGGTCCACCGTGCCTTTCTGTGATTGCTCAGGGTAGTCCAAACGTAATGATCGGTCCTTAATTAATGGCACTTTATAACAATTCAGATTATGCCGCACCTCCTGCGAAGGTGACGAGACAAGGTAAATCTAAGAACACAAAGCTCTCTGCGACATCTCGCAATAAAGCAAAAAAGAGATACCGTGGACAAGGTGCATAAATAAAAAGAGATATAATGATAAAGTGACATATCAAGCTTTACCAGAGGGACTCTTCGTTAGTGAGAGTCCTGTTGCTGGTCAGGGACTTTTCTCAAGAAAAGACCTTGCAGTTGGAACCAAACTTGGTTTATCCCACATTATTCTACATGATGAAATTATACGCACTCCTTTAGGTGGTTTTATTAATCACAGTGATAATCCTAATTGTGCAAAGTATGAATATGAGGATGGAAGATACTTTATAGAAGTAATTAAACCAATAGGTCCAATGGAGGAGTTAACTCTAAAATATACATTTTATAGCGTATAGTGGCACTAAAGACAATAACATCAAAGAACCTTAAGGTCTCTCGTAGTTTTCAGGATCTTGCAAATTCATTTGCAAAGAATCCAGTTACGAAAGACCTTATTGTTTTGAAGAATGCAGCTGCCATTAAACAAGCAATGAAAAACTTAGTTCTAACATCACCAGGAGAGAAATTATTTCAATCAGAGGTTGGTTCTAAAGTATATCAATTATTGTTTGAACCTTTAGATGCATTTACAGTTGATACATTACAAGATGAGATTACTAATACTCTTAGGAATTTTGAACCTAGGGTAGAAGTTATTAGTGTTGAGATAACAGCACTAGATGATTATCATGAACTACGAGTAGACGTTGAATATCGTATTGTCGGTCAACCTCTAACGCAGACTATAGACTTTATTTTACAACGGGCGGAATAATGATTCCAAATAACCTTACAGCAATGGATTTTGACTCTATTAAGAGTTCAATCAAAGATTATCTTAGGACTCGTGATGAGTTTACGGATTATGACTTTGAAGGGTCTACTTTGTCGTATTTGGTTGATGTTCTTGCTTATAATACTTACTATACAGCATTCAATGCTAACATGGCGGTTAATGAGACCTTTCTCTCATCCGCTACAGTCAGGGATAACGTTGTAAGTCTAGCAAAGACTCTAAACTATACTCCAAGGTCTTCTAGGGCAGCAAAAGCGTGTGTATCGTTCAGTGTACAGACAGAATTGCTGAATGATGCATATCCTCAGTATGTGTCTCTTAAAAAGGGTATTGTTGCTACTGGTGGAGCATATACATTCAACGTACTTGAGGATGTTAATGCTGTTACTGACATTAATGGAGTAGCATTATTTAATAAGACCGTAATTTATGAAGGAAGCATTCTAACTTACCGATATACGGTATCATCCTTCAAAAAACAGAAATATTTGGTTCCAACTGATAAAGTTGATACTTCTACACTTAGGATTACTGTTAAACCTAATGCTCAGTCCACTCAAGAAGACGTTTATGTGCTTGGTGAGGACGTAACGAACATTAAAGCAGACTCCAGGGTGTATTTCCTTAGTGAAACTGAAGACCAAAGGTATGAGATCATCTTTGGTGATGGTGTCATTGGAAGGAAACTACAAGATGGTGAAGTTATTAACATATCATACGTCAAGAGTCATGAAGCTGCTGCTAATGACGTTCAGGATTTTGATTTTGTTGGAGAAATAGAAGACCAGTATGCTAGAACAATTGATAGCATCGTAGAGACAGGTCTAACAGTCAATGAGAGGTCTCAATTCGGTGATTCTGTTGAATCCATTGAGTCCATCAAATACACTGCTCCTAGGGACTATACGACTCAACTTAGGGCGGTAACATCACAAGATTATTCAATTATTACCAAAAAAGTTTACTCAAATGCCGAAAGTGTCATTGCTTTTGGTGGAGATGAGCTAGATCCACCTGTTTATGGTAAAGTTTACGTCGCAATTAAGACAAAAACAGGTAATTTACTCAATAATGCGACAAAATTGTCAATTGCGAAGGATTTAAGGGCATATTCAATGGCATCCATTGAACCAGTCATTATTGACCCATCATTCCTTTATGTTGCTAACAATCTATTTGTACTCTACGATCCAACTAAAACTAGTAAGAGTATTTCAGAATTACAGTCTCTTGTATTAGGTGCTATTGAGCAATATGCCTCTCAAGAGAATATAAACAACTTTGAATCTTCGTTCTCATTATCTAAATTCAATAAAGCAATCGGTTTATCAGATGCTTCTATTGATTCAGCATCCGTACAAACTACGTTGATGCGTTATATGAATATGAACGCTAATACTGGTTCTGTTGATACTTACTGTATTGACTTTGGACAACCATTGTATGATTCAAATCCTTCTAATGATAGTGGTGATGGAACTGGTGGTAGCGGTTCTACTTGTTATAAAGAACCAATCATTAGATCTGGACAGTTCATTACCACTGATAGACCAACTGTAGTCCAGTATTTTGAAGATGATGGATTTGGTAATTTGAGAACTTACTATAATAGTGGTTCAAGCAAGATTTATACCAATAACTCTGCTGGTAGCATCAATTATCTTACAGGAAAGGTTTGTTTCGGACCTGTTGCGATAGATGAACCCCCAGGTGGCGGTAAATTACCAGTCCAAGTTATTCCACAAAACCCATCGGAAGTCAGACCAGATACTCCTGGTACTATTATTTCTCTTCCGACACCTGATATCACGGTTGTGCCAATTGGAACCCTTCCACCTGCTACAATTCCGCTAAATAATCTTAACCCTGAGCAGTATGCCGTAGTCCCTGCTGTGGTTACCCCAGTTACTATTGATAACGCTGGTGACCTCAATAATATGGCGTGTTTCTGAGCCTGAACCAAAAATAATCAATGACAAGTACAACTAATAAGGTATCACAGAATGTCCTTAATCAGTTGCCTGATTTTATCAGGGCTGATTATCCAGCATTTGAGAAGTTCTTACAATATTACTATAAGGGTCAGGAAAAGACTGGTCAACCCCAAAATATTGTAAATGAGTTCAGGGATTACCTGAATATAGACGAGTATGATTTTAACCTAATTCAAAGTGAAACATCTTTACTTGAAGAGGTTACTAATACGGCAGATGTTATAACTGTAGAGAGTGTTGATGATTTTGCTGAGAGTAATGGTTCGCTCTTAGTAAATGATGAGATTATTTACTATGAAAAGGCAGATAAATCACCAGAAGTCTCCTTAACAGACGGTGTATCCTATCCAGAGTTCAGGGAAAAGTGGATTGAGTTACAGAGTCCATATTTAACATTTAACGGTGTTCAGAGGTCATTTCCATTAGCTTCGGAAAATGCTCCAATTGCACCTCCAAGTGCTGATCATATTGTAGTAAGACTGTTTGGTAAGTATCTAATTCCAACAGTAGACTTCACTATTAGTGGTACAGACATAATATTCCAAGATCCTCCAAGATCACCTAACCCTTCCGACTCTGTAGAAGAAACTGCGATTTTCTACTTAAAAGGATTTTTGCAGGATTCTGTACAGGTTTTAGACCCAATTGCTAGTCAATTTAACAGTTCTAAGACTGAATTTAACTTAGAAAATTCAGAAGTTAGTTATACTCCAGTTTTAACGGTATATTTGAACGTTATTATTGGTGATAAACTGCTTATTCCTTATGTTGACTATTCTGTTGTTAGTGATGGACTTAAACAGACTTTAAAACTCAAAACTGCTCCTAGTGCTGATGAAAGGGCATATCTTGGGTCAATTGAGGCACCAATTACTAGTTTTGGTACTGGAGCGACTGCTGTTGCTCAAATTGATAATGCTGGAAAACTTTCAGGTATTAAAGTTAAAAAAGGTGGTAAAGATTATAGGTTAACCAATCCTCCTGCTGTTACTGTAGTTACGACTACTTCTGGTGGTGGTGCATCTGCTGAATCACTTGTAAATGGTATTAAGAATTTAACTCTACTTGATGGTGGTGCTGGTTATAGTGATTTACAACCACCTATCGTAGATATTCAGGTTCCAACTGCTGCTGGTGGTGTTTATGCTACTGCAAAGGCAAAAGTTAAAAATGGAACTGTAACTTCTATTGAGTTAGATAACTCAGGTAGTAACTATACATTTACTCCTAGAATCGTCTTTAAGGATCCTGGTGGTGGTAAACTAAGTCAACCTACTCTTGATTCTAATAATGGTGTAGATCCTGCTTCTATAGAGGTTTTATCAGGTGGTGTAGGTTATACTGTTCCTCCTACCGTATATGTTGATGCTCCTACTGGTGCTGATCCTGTACAGGCAGAAATTACTGCTACATTGACAAATGGTTCAGTAAGTGGATTTAGTGTTGTTAATAGAGGTAGAGGTTATACATCTGCTCCTAGAATCGCTATAATTGACCCAGGTGCTGCTCAAATTCTTGATGTTACTGTTGACTCCACTGGACGTGTGGTTGATATTGAACTACTTTCTGGTGGTTCTGGTTATGTTGATATTCCTTCAATCTACGTTGTAGACAATAGGAAGGATAATTCAGGTCAATTTATAGGTGGTACTGGTGCAACTGCTGTTGCTTCAATATTCAACGGTCAAATCACTGATATTAACATTACCAACTTTGGTACTGGATATAGTATTACTGAACCTCCAACAATCATAATTCAGAGACCACCTTCTGCTACTGCATCTGCTGAAGTCGGATTTGGTGAAGTTACTGGATTTAAAGTTATAGAAGAAGGTTCTGCTTATACTAAAGCACAGTTTATTGGTTGTGCTCGTGGTGTTTCTGGTCTTGTAGGATATGATAAAGACGGAAATGCTATATTTGAGAATAAAACCTATCCAGCAGTTCATCCTGTACTTACAAGTACTGTTAAGTGTCTAGATGGTGTCTTTATTGAGAAGATGTTGTCTAAATTCACAGAACAGTATCTTCCAGACATTCCTAAGATTGATCTTAATACAATTAATATCAATACAGTTATTAAGAACATTAGGACGTTCTATTCTGCAAAAGGAACTCCTAAATCTATTGCATATTTGTTCAAAATTCTTTATGGTGAGGATGTAAGTGTATCTTACCCTAAAGAACAGATTGTTAAACCATCTGCTGCTACTTGGCAGGTTGATACTATCCTTCGTTGTGTAATTACTGAAGGTGATGCAGCAAATCTTTCTGATGGTTTAATTCAGCAATTCTCTGATAATGTAGACCCTAATATTACGGATGCATCTGCTCTAATTGAGAACTTTATCTCAATTAAGACTTCAGAATTAGAAATATTTGAGATTGTACTGTCAGAAGAGACTATTACTGGTGCATTTACAATTCCATACAAGACAAAACTTGCTGAAGGTATTAGTGCAACTGATAGTGTTATTACAGTTGACTCTACTATTGGTTGGCCAGAAAGGAACGGTGAGATTCTTGTAGGTAATGAATTAATCCGTTACAAAGAGAAATCACTTAACCAGTTCATTGAATGTACTCGTTCAGTTAATAGTGTAGTAGATGATTGGGATTCTGCTACTGAAGTAACCTCCAATTTCTATGTTTATGTTAACTATGGGCAAGAAACTCAAGTTACTATTAAATTAGTTGGTATTGTTAAGGCAGAGAACACAACTTTAACAGATGATGGTAGTTATTACCTTCCTGGAGACAAATTAACAGTTTCTAAGTTAGGTGCTTCTGAAGAATCTAAATTGCTTGATACTTGGAACTATAACGTTAAAAAATTAGTTTCTGTTACTAGTATTGAGTATGGTGGACTGAATAATCAGACTGCAACTGTTACTTGTGGTAACCCACATGGACTTTTGGTAGGAGACCAGGTAACAATCTATGGTGCAAACCCAATTGTATACAATGGAACCTATTTGGTTCAATCTAGAGAATCTGCAACAGTATTTAAGTATGAATTAGCACAACCTGGTTCTACAATCCCTCAAGGTAACATTTTGATCTCTGTTGACCTTAACAGAGGTAAATCTGACGTTGAATCTGTTAATAACGTTATTAGCATCTATACTACTAACATTCAGAACACATTCTTCAATGATGACTACGTTTATGTTGCTGCATCAGGTATTCCCAACTATAAAGTAGGTCCATTTGAAGGTCAGGCACTTATTCCAGGAAACCAGCGTAAATTGCTTCGTTTCCCAAGAATTTCTCAAACAATTTCAACAAAAGACGCAATTAACCCAGGTGCAACTGGTTCTTGGGTAAATGGTGTTTCTGTATGGTCTTATAAGTCAGATTTAAAGAAAATATTTGGTAAAGTTACTGCTATTAGCATTGATGCTGCTGGATCTGAATATGATGCTGCTGCACCTCCAAATTTAACACTTTCTGGTGGTGGCGGTACAGGAGCAACAGGTAATGTAGTTGTTAACGGTTCTATTACTGCAATTGACGTAGATGCTGCTGGATCTGGTTATACAGAACCTCCTCTAGTCTCTATTGTTGGTGGAGGTGGATCTGGAGCATCTGCAACTGCTGTTGTTGTTAATAAGGCAGTTTCAAGAGTTCTAATCAATGATGGTGGTACTGGATATACATCTAAACCAGAAATCACTATTGTAGGTGGCGGTGGTCTTGGTGCAACTGCTACTGCATCTGTTAGAGGTCCAATTAAGACTGTTAACATAACTGCTGCTGGTACTGAGTATACTTCATCTCCAACTGCTACTCTAAGTTCTGGTACTGGTGCTCAGGCACAAGCAATCGTTAATAATGGACGAATTATCTCAATTGCTGTTATTAACGCTGGTAATGGATATACAACACCTCCTACAGTAGAAATATATGGTACTGGATTTGGTGCTGTTGCTAAAGCAATTATTGACACTGATGGAGAAAATGCTGGTCGTGTTACAAGTATTACTATCAGTAACCGTGGTATTAACTACGAATCAGGAACTACAATCATTGTTCTAAGTTCAGTTGGTAAAGATGCTAAATTTACCGCTTCTGTTCAAGATTGGAACTATAACCTTGCTGGTCCTGAGCAAAAACCATTACAAGTCGGAAATGAGACAAGAGGTGGGTATATTCCTACTACTGTTCTTGATGATGCTCAAGGATCTGTTTTCTCTGGTCTAAACAACCAATATGGTGGTGAATATGCTCACTTAAGCAATCCTAAGAGACTTAGATACGTTCTTGGTGATAATTTGATTGAAGATGCTAATGGTAAGTTAACTGAAGCAACTTCTAACATTGAGCACTCACCTATTCTTGGATGGGCATATGATGGTAACCCAATTTATGGTCCTTATGGATATGCTGATCCTACTGACCAATCTTCAAATGTACGTCGCTTAGAACCTAGTTATAGTCTTAAAACTGAGTTAGTATATAACTCTGTAACTAATCAAGTTCCAGTTAGAACTGGTGGTCCTGTATTACCTGCAATTGATGCTTATGGTAGAGAAACTGTAATTCTAACTGATAGTAATGATGATGGTATCCCAGATTCATATTATGGAACTGCACCTACTAATACATTCCCTGCTGGTACTTTTGTAGAAGATTATACTTATAACTTCGGTGTTGGTGACTTAGATCGCTATAATGGTCGTTTTGGTAAGACTCCTGAATTCCCAGAAGGTGTTTATGGGTATTTCATTACTATTGATGCTACTGAAGATGGTAATCCAGTATTCCCATACATTATTGGTCCTAGTTTTAACTCTAGTGTAGATAAGTGGAACCTTGCTGCAACTGCTGTTCAGCAAAATATTCCTACTGGTGTTATTCGTTATAGAGACCCATATGAGAATGTTGACATTGATGTTGAACGTACACCTAACGCAACTGCTGATCTCTTAACTACAGAAGATGGTTTAGAGTTAACATTTGACCCAATTTGGGAAGATGCTGATGGTGACCAAGTAATTGATACTAATTACCAACAAAATGGAGATCGTTTAGCAACTCGTCAAGATGATAGAGTATTCAGGTTAACATATGATCAGTCTACCATTGCAATGGCAGAAGGTCAACAGTATGTTGTACCTGCATTTGTTACCAATAACGGTCAATTTGCTCCTAGCACTACTGCAATTACTGTACAAGTTCTTCATAACGGACTTGGAGTTAATACTGCTCTAGTAAGAGCAATTTCTAATGAAAATTTCCATAAGGCATTTGATGGCACTTATGATCAATATATTGGACTAGATTTTACTTATGATAATAACGGAACTTCACAAAGTGCTAATATTACTGACATTGAGTACGTCGGTTTCCGCGCTACCTATGAAATCACTAATACTACAACAACTGCTGAAGAACTTACAGATGTTGGATCTTTACTTGAAGAAAACAAGTTAGAATTATTTGACTACTTCCCTAAAGTTAGATTTGACTCTAAAGTTGATATTGAAGTTGAAACAACGACTAAATTTGAGGATGCTGCTGTTTCATCATTTGTTGTAGAGAACCCAGGTGATAGTTATCAGGTTAATGACCGTTTGGTCTTTGATAACACTGATACTGAAGGATATGGTATATCTGCTGTTGTTAGAACAATTGAAGGTAAATCTGTTAGTTCTTACAGTTATGAGTTAATTGATGATGTTCCTCATGGTGTTGTGGAATGTGCTGAACCTCATGATCTTCTTGCTACTGATAGAGTTCTTATTGATTATACTCCAAATTCAGCAAGTGAATTAGAGACTTATAAGGTTAAAGCCGTTGATGGTATTGAACAAATTAATGTTACTCAGATTGGTACTGGATATAATGATGATGTACCTATTAGTGTTGAAATTGATGGTGTAGGACAACATGCTGCTATTACTCCAATAATTGATACTGGTAATGGTACTGTATCAGAATTTAATATTATTAGATCTGGTAATGGGTTTACTACTGCTCCAAAATTAGTAATTTCACATCCTCAGTCATTTAAGAAGGCAGAATACTTCCTTAACAATACAAATAATTTAAAGAATACTGTTGCCAATTCTATATTCACTGATAATTCTACTAAGGATTATTACGTTTGTGGTAATACATTAGATGAATATAACAACAGAGTAGGTTATGTTGCTAAGTATTCTCAGTCTGGAGACTTAATTTGGTCTAAAACTGCTAGATCTGAGCAACCAAGTGGTCAAGATACTTATTGTGATTTTGCTGCAATATATGTTGATATTACTAGTGATACTCAAGATGTATATGTAAGTGGTACTACAAAACCAAATTCACTCAATATTAACTACAACCCTGATATTGTTTTGATGAAGTTCAATCAATCTTCAGGTGGTGCTAATGTAGGAATACAGTATCAGAAGGAAATTGCTGGTATTTCAGGTTCTACTCGTCAAGATATAGTAACTGCACTTACTAAGGTTGGTGAAAATAAGTTCTGTATGGGTGGTTATACCAATACTAACACTTCTAACCCTTATGATGCTTTCTTGATTGTATTCAACGAAAACCTTCTTATTCAACAAAAGAGAAAGATCGCTAGTACCGATTCTTCTGAAAAAGTAGCAGATATTAAGTATAATCCTGATAATGGTAAATTCTATGCTCTTTTAGAGGTTGCACCTACTAATACTAGTCCTCAGAAGTCATTTGCTATTGCACATTGTGAAGCACAACAATTCCAACTTGCTGTAGACAAAGTTACTAACTTTACTGCAACCAGTTATAATTTCTGGGATCCTAAGTTTGATATTGACGAATTTGGAGATTTCTATGTTTCTGGTACTGCATACTCTGCATCTAACTCAAATTCAATAATTGTTACTAAAGTAACTACTAGTGACACTGTTGTTTGGGGTAAGCGTTGGACTCCTACTGGAGGAACTACTTGGAGAAATTTAAAGGCAATTGGTGGTAATATTGATGTATTCGGACAGTATAACGTTGCATGTAACTATGAGGTTAACGAATCTACTGCTGAGTATGATGCATATCGTAAGCAAAGTGAAATTACCAAGATTAAGTATGATGGTACTTTAATTTCTACTAATGTAGTTAAATTTACTAGAAATATAGTTGGATTTGAAATTAACGATTTTGTTTCAGATGCTTCTGGTGACCCAATTTTTGTAGGACAAGCATTCCGTAATGAAGTCATTGGACTCTTTAACTTTGAACAAACTAGTGAAACTGAACCTGTAGATACAACAGGTAACATTACTAATAGAAATCTTATTGGAGATTACTATAAAGGTTCTAATATTACTAGTGGTGCTCCTAATGGTAAGGGTAGTACTGGTGGTTTGATGATTGATGCTTGGGATGGATCTGCATGGGCAGATACTCACTTTGAACTAGAACCAGGCAATAATACAGGTATTTGGGGATTCAAGGATTCATTTGATGTTAATGGTAATTGGACAATTGAAGGATTCTTCTCAGTTGATGAATCTAATGATCAGCAAGATACTAGATTAGGTACTGCTGGATCTAGTCACCATATCCTATTTGGTGTAGGACATGGTAATGAACCAGGTATTACGGTCATGTTAAACCGTAGTAATAAGCGGATTGAGATGTATGCTTCTGCTACTACTCAAAGAACTGCTGGTGCTATTGCTAGTGTTGATAATGTTCTTATTAACAACGTTGGTTATGTTCATATTGCATTAACTAAGAATGGTAATGTCTATACTGTATATGCTAATGGAACTCAAGTAGGTACAGGAACTCTTCCAGGAAATAGCAATATTGCAACTACTGCTAAGATTTACATGGGTAACTCACCTAATTGGCAGAGTGCTTCTTCAGGATTGACTGTTACCACTGCTGGATCATTTAATGTTGATGGATTTAAGATTACTGACCGTGTAATACAGGTTATAGTTCCTTCTACTACTGCTGATTTTAATACTTATCTCCAGAAATATACTTACGCTGTTGATTGCAGTTTAATACTTAAGACTGATAAGAATGTTGATACTAGTCGTCAAGGAGACTTTACTGGAACTAATACTACGTGGCAATTCAATACTGCTGCATATACCTACAGTAATGTTACTGATCAGGTAATTAATCCAGGAGCATTAACACTTGCAGGTGAAGGTTTACAGGTTCTAGACTACAATGATGCAAACTCAACTCTTGTACTTGACTCTGTAACTATATCATCTACTACAGATGTATGGTCTACTAGAACTGCTACTATACCTGCTATTGGTGGTAGAAAGGTTAAAGCAACTCCACTAACTTGGGGTAAGTTTTATATTCAGACTGTTGATGCTATACAAGCAGATAATATTCTTAAATTCACATTCAATCAACCTGCAACTTTTAATGTTGGATCTCAATTACAACAAAAGAATGCTGGTGGGCAGGTTATAGGAACTGCTACTATTGTAGATAGTGATTCTACTGGTGTATATGTTGCAAGTTACGGTACTGCTACTGATTGGGTAGGTTGGGAAGATACTGGAGAAATTGTATCTACTGGAACTGAAGTTAATGAAATTGCATCACAAACCTTTGCTAATCAGGATCATGATGCTACTGCTGGACAAGGTACATTCATATTTGACATTCCTGGTGGATTATCTGCTAGATTTAAGGAATATAGTATTAATGATTATACTGTAAGAATTGATGCTACTGCACCTGCTGGATCTCCATATATTGTTGGAAGTGTTATTACTCCAACTTCAGATACTGTTTCTTGGAATGCCGATAGAACTCAGTTAACAATTGGTGCTTCACCTAATCAATTGACTGCTGTAACTCAGATTACTCTAATTACTAATCTTGAGAAGATTATAATCCTTGATGATGCTGCTAATACTGATAAGATTTACTTTACTACTGCTGAAGCACATCGCCATAAAGTTGGAGATAATCTATTAATTTCTGGTAATGATCTTGAGGAATTTAATGGATCATTCAATGTTACTAATGTTTTAAGCACTAGATCATTTATTGTTGGTTTACGAGCAGTTGCTGTTGGTTTACCTGTTGCTGCTTCGGCAATTGACATATATGCCAAGCATCCTGTACTTAAGATGTATTATCAGCACAAGTATAAGTTTATGCTTGGTGATACATCCTTGCAAGGATATTTCATGTCCTTCTCTAAGGATAACCTATTTAAGTTAGAATATTCATTCAACTCAATTACTCGTGTTGGAACTCCAGGTTATCAGGTTGGAAACCAACCAGAACCTTATGTTCAGATTTCTATTAATAATGATGTAACAAATATATCATATTACTTTGATCCATCAAAAACTGGTGATACATCTCCAGTTGATGCTGGTACTTACATGGATGTTGTAACTACACCATATAACGGCAATTTCGTAATATACTCTACTAGTGGTGGTACTATTACTACTGGTGATACAATCTTTAAGTTCCCATTAACTTCGGAACCAGAAGGTACTGCTCAAGCAAGTTTAGTTAAATATACAACATTCTCAACTAAAGCAGTTGGACCAATTGGAGATATCCGTCTAGTAAATGGTGGTGGGTTCTACAAGAAGTTACCTGTTATTTCACAAATTGTCTCCAATCGTAAGATTGAAAGAGTTGCAATCACTGAACCAGGTACTGAATATGCTGTAGGAGAATACACTGGAGTACCTATTAGTGGTGATGGAGAAGGTGGTAAGGTTAATATTACTGTTGCTGATGGTGAGGATGATGAAGGTAACAACATTCCAGGTCAGATTGCTGAGGTAATCGTTACTGATCCAGGTAAGAATTATACTACTGCAACTATTGACATTGAGTCTATCACTGGTATTTTAGGTGCTGGACTTACTGGTTCTGGTGCAGAATTAACTGTTGTTATTCCTCCAAATGGAACTGGTGCATCTGTCTTCGTTAAAGCAGATAAGATCGGTAAGATTAAGAAACTTAAGAACAACAACTTCGGTTTTGATTATACTCATGACTATACATTACGTCCTGAAATCACATTCCCAGTCAACGTTCAGTTAACTAGTACAAACATACTGGATAGTATTACTGTTACTGACCCAGGTTCTGGATATGCTACCCCTCCTGCTGTTATTATTGCTGGTGGTGGAGGTTCAGGAGCAACTGCTGAGGCATCTATTAAGAACGGACGTATTGATGCTATTGAAGTTAAGGATCCAGGTGCAGGTTACTCCTCACAACCTGCTGTAACTTTGAAGTCATCCTTTAACTATGTTGTTAACCTTGACCTTAATTTACTACAATTCTCGTTCCCACATGGTATTGTAAATGGTTCTGCTGTAACATTAACTTCTAATGATGATGGTAGTGGAGATGATCCAGAACTACCAATCTCATCTTTCGGTAGATTGAATGCCAATACAACATATTATGCTATTTCTGGTATTAGTAATTCACTAGAAAATGATCAATTGCGTTTAGCAATTACTAAAGATAATGCTGCAATTGGTGATTATATTTCATATACTAATGCTGGTACTGGTAGACAGGTCGTTTTAACAGATTCATTCGGTGGTGCTGCTACTGCAAACGTTGTTACTGGTCGTTTCCTTGCTGGTGAATTAATCTATCAAGGTGATACATTAGAAAATGCAACTGCAACTGGATACGTTTCAGAGAATGATGGTTGGCAAATTGGACCTAGAATTCTTAAGATTGTTGATTATACTGGTACATTTAGTAAGAATCAGATTGTTACTGGTACTATTTCCAAGGCATCTGGTACAATTGATAACTTTAGTATTGCTAAGGGTGTCCTAGAAGTTGGTGCTATCACTACAACTCCAGGTAGATTCGTTGATGATGTAGGTAAACCTTCAGAAATCATTCAGAAGATTCAAGACTCTTATTTCTATCAGGACTTCTCCTATAGTGTTAAGGCTCCTGTTTCAATATCTGACTGGAGAGACATCCTTATTACTAACGTTCACCCTGCTGGATTTAAGGTATTTGGTGAATTGGGATTAGTTGAAAAATCAACTATTGAGAACAAAGAGACTGCATTTGAACTTACTAAGTCAGTTAACCTTGCAGAATCTGCTATTGTTCCAAATCTACAGAACTTTACTCTAGTTGAACCAGTTTATACTGAATTTGATAACACTGAGGTTCGTTTCAGACAGAAGAATTTGACTTCTTCCGAGCAGATTCTAACTTCTACTGTTCAGAAGATTAATGATATTTCAGATCAGTTTGATGGCGAGAAGATCTCATTTGGATTGACTGTTCAAAATATTAACCAAGATGGTAATGTTGTAACAGAACCTGTTATTGCATCTGCTAATCAACTCTTAATTAGTTTGAATGGTATTGTACAGTCTCCTGGAGATGCATTTACTGTTCAGGGATCAAATGTTGTATTCTCATCACCACCTCAACCTCCTGCTAATGTTCAGTATTCAAATGCTACATTAGAGTTTAAAACTCTTTATAGAGCGAATTTAAGTACTATTTCTGGTATTTTCCCACTTGTAGGTGGTACTATTAGAGGTATTATAACTGATTATGAGGCAATTGTTGTTGCTACTGGTTTAACAACTGTTGACTTCTATTATAAGACTACTGCTGGTCAACCTTTCCAGGTTGATGATCCTGCTACAACTCTTACATATGAAGGTGAGGCTATCACTTCATCTGCTACAGGATTTACTGCAAACGTTGATAGTATTGATCCTATCACAAATACTAACTTATTCCAGTTTAAAGAAGATATTGAGAACCTTAGAGGGGACAATGCTAAGATTGAAAGAGTTAACCTAGAAGGTGATAATGGTCAGGTTCTAACTACTATCCCTGCTGGTCTTTCTGCATCTGGTAACACATTTGATGTTGCTTCTGGATATGCACTTTCTAAGGTAACATTAACTACTGCTGGTACTGGATACATTGATAATATTGATGGTGTATCTACATCAGGTGGATCTGGTACTGGAATGACTGTTACTGTTGATGCAGATGGTAGTGGAGTAATAACTGCAACTAAGATTAAGGAACGTGGTACAGGATATGCTCTTGGAGATGTAATTACAATTAGTGGTGGTGGTAATCAAGATGCTACTGTTACTATTGTTGCTAATACTGGTGGAGTTTATCAGATTGATTCTGAGAGATTTGAGGTGGCAACTATAGTTGGTAACACTGTTACTGCTAACAGAGGTGTTGATGGAACTGCTGTTGTAGGTCACCAAACTGATAGTAATGTCTTTGGAACAACTATTGAGATTGGAGATACTGTATTATTAAGTAAGACTGCTGGTACTTATCAGTCTACTGCTGGTTTATTTGATATTGTTATTGGTGATATAATCATTGGTCAGAAGAGTAATATTGTTGCTGAAGTTATTGGTATTTCTGCATACAGAGATCCTGTAACTAATGAACCAAATAACCAAGTTATTATTTCTGAAGGATCTACTTTCCAAGGATTAGTATTCAACAGAATTACTAATATTAATTTCCAGAACGTTATTCTTGATAATGTTTCACAGACTCAGTTACAACTAACTGATGTTAATGATAAGAATACTGAATTTAATAGTAAGTTCCCTAATTCTGAAGTTGTAAGTAACTTAATTCTAGAGTATAATAATGCTGCTGGTACGTTTACAGTTGACGAAGATATTCGTAACCACATTGTTAACTACTCTAACATCTCAGGCGATTTAATTGATGGAGAAACAGTTCGTCTATACAAACTTGCATATGATGAACCTAAAGTTACTCCTGATGGTTTAATTTTAACTGGTGATATTATCCGTAGTGAGAATGGTACTGCTCAAGTAATTGGTACTAACTATGCACGTAAATACCTTTATCTTGGTAAGGTAGCACGTCGTAGTACAGATTTACACGTTCCTGTTGCTCAAAGTGGTGCTATTAATGCAACTCTACAGAAGAAATTTGGTAGTGCATCTCTATATTTGAATGGTTCTGCTTATGTTTCAGTTCCAACTTCAACTGAATTTGGTTTTGGAAATGGTGAGTGGACAGTTGAGTGTTGGTTCTATGCTGCTAGTGTTACTGGTACTCAGCATTTAATTGACTTTAGAACTCAAGCTTCAGAAGCATCACCTTGCATAAGACTTGATGGTACTGGATTAGAATACCATGTTAGTGGTGCTGATGTAATTACTGGTGGTACTGTAACTCAAAATACATGGCATCATGTAGCAGTTTCTAGAGACGGAAACAATCATAGAATGTTCTTAGATGGAACTCAGGTAGGTTCTACTTGGTCTAATGCTACTGATTATGGTACTACAAAACCAATTAAGGTTGGTGCAGATCACGCTGCTGCTAACCAGTTCCAAGGATATGTTGATGAATTAAGAGTATCTAATAATAAGCGTTACACTACTAACTTTACTAATGCAACTTATATGCATCAAGGAGATATTAATACTCTCCTCTTAGTACACTTTGATGGTGCTAACCTATCTACTACTTTCCAAGATTGGTCTGGAGTACCTACATGGAACGAAGGTGATCAGTTCTTAACTGGAGATACTACCTTCAGATTCTTTGATGCTTCAACTGAGATATTAAACAACGTTGAATTGATTGCTAATGAAGCAATTTATCAGACTGATAAAGAGTTTGTTAAATTACACATTCCTCATCCTGATACTGAAGTACCTATTACTTACGGTAAGGAATTCTACGATGTTATCAATAGTAACTTAGATTTCATTGCTGCTGAAGCATATGATCGTATTTCACCAGAACCACCTCCAGGAACTGGTCCTATAGATTGTAAGGATGACGTAAAAGATATTATTCGTAATATTTCTTATAACCTAACATATGGTTTTAACAATAAGACCTATGATGCTGCTAAATTATATGTTAATAATGCTAAACTTGATCACCTTAAGGGTAAAGAAAGTTTCTCAATTCGTGTATTTAATGAAGCAAGAGATATTGCTAAGAGAGTAATCAACAACTCTCCAGTTCTTCAGTATAATGGATTTAAGGCATCTGATGCAACTTATGAACCTGTATCTGGTGATCTTACAGTAGATATTGGTAAATCACACAACTTTATAGTTAACTCTACTCGTTCTAATGGTAGTGCATGTGTTACTGCTAACTCATTGAAGTTTACTTGTGCAATGGACGGTAATAAGTCTGAGCACACATATCCTCGTCTTGAAGATCAATCATACTTACGTAAGAATGCAATTAAAGAAGTTGGTATTACATCTCATACTATAGATAATGCAACTTATGATCCTGAGACTGGAATACTTCAGTTATGGGTTCCTGGACATAAATTTGTAGATGGTAATAGTGTTCAGATTCTTGGTAAGTCATTAGTATTCACATGTGATCAAGATGATCATCATACTGATCATAACTATCCAAGAACAACTGATCCTTGGAATGGTCGTTGGTTAAAGATTTCTAATTCAAATCCAGACAGTTTTGAAGTTAATGTAGGTAAGAGTTTATCATACACATTTACTCCTTCTGCTGGTACTTATGATCCTACTACAGGAGATATGGTACTTGATATTGGTACTCATAGTCTTGCTGCTGGTCAGACAATTAAGATTCAACCCAATTCATTAGTTTGGACTTGTGCTTTAGATAGTAATGCTACTGAGCATACTTATCCTCGTACAGCTATTGATACTCATCAGGCAGCATCTGGTTCAACTTATGCTCCTTTAACTGGTGTTTTAGATGTTACTACTGCTGCTACACATGGTATGCAAGTAGGTGATTGGATCAAGTTTAATGAAGGTGCAATCACATTTAATTGCACAATGGACGGTGGTAGTTCTAATAAGGCATATCCACGTCAGACTGACCCAACATATGATAAGTGGTTACAAGTTGAGAGTGTTCCTAGTACAACAAGATTTACTGTTAATGTAGGTAAGTCACCTGCTGTAAACTATACACCAACTGATGCTGCATACAACCCAACCACAGGTATCATGGAACTTACCATTGGTACTCATGGAATGGTTGCGGGTGATGCAATTAAACTTGCTCAGGATTCATTAACATTTACTTGTGATTATAACAACGATAATCACGCAACAACTAAGACTTATCCTAGAAATAATGGTAATGATAGTGCTACATACAACACTTCCATTGCTATCACTGCGGTTGGCGATGCTGTTTTAACACCTACATTTGCTGATTATAATCCTAATACAGGTCATGTAACCTTAACTATTAAGGATCATCCTGTACAGAATGGTGATAAGATCAAGATTGCAAACAATGCTCTTAGCTTTACATGTGATCATGACAATCATGACACAGTACATTCTTATCCAAGAGCAACTGATGAATCAAGTGGTAAGTGGTTAACTGTATTCAATAGAACTCCTGATACATTTGATGTTCAGATTCTTGCTTCTGTACCTTCTACTAACGCAACAGAGCATACTTTCGTATCTTGTACTGCTGGATGTGTTACTGGTCAGGACATGACTATTAGTATGCAGGTTCTTCCATCTGCTCCTTCAACAGATCAGACAGAGCATAGATTCGTTTCTGCTTCTGCTGGTGCTGTACAGACTGGTGGTAACTACACTCATACATTTGTTTCTGGTGTTGCTGATGGTATTCAACAGAAACGTGACAAAGTATATGATACTTCAATTCCTATTAAGTATGAAGGTACACCATATACTGCTGCTCAGTCAGATACTGACTACGAACCTACTACAGGTGTTCTAACAATTGGACAAACAGGTCATAATTTCACTGTCGGTGAATACGTTAAGATTGTTGATGAGTCCTTAACCTTCCAGTGTAATACTGATAGTTACGGTAGTAATCATCTATATCCACGTCCAACTGACCCTGCTAGTGGTCAATGGTTACGTATTGATGCTGTTGCTACAGATAGTTTTGATGTTCAAATAGGTAAGTCTTCAGACACTTCTAATCATAACTGTACAGCAGTTGCTGCAAATGGTATTATAAGAAGAGACAGTAAGATTACTGTTAACGTTGGTGTATCTTCTAATACATCTGGACATACATTTGTTCGTGCTGATAATAACTGTATTGAAACTGGTACTGGTGAAAATATTGAAGGATTTGGTGTTACTGGTGCATCTTATACACCTGCATCTGGAGTTCTAGAACTTACTATTGGAGATCATGACTTCTCTGTTGGTGAGTATGTTAAGATTGCAAACAACTCTCTAAACTTTGTTTGTAACCATAACAGTGATAACTACATCACTAATAAGTCATATCCAAGAACAACTGATCCTGCATACAATAAGTTCCTTAAGATTACTGATATTGGAACTAATGCTAAGACAGCAACTGGTGCAACTTACGAACCTACTACAGGTTTATTAACAATTACATCTGCTGCTCATGGATTTGTTTCTGGTCAAAGAATTAAAATAGTAGACAGTTCAATCGTGTTTACTTGTACTGCTGGTGGTGGTACTCATGCATATCCAAGATCTACTGACCCTATAAGTGGTAAGTGGATTACAGTAACGGTAGTAGATGCTGATACCTTTAAGTGTAACGTAGGAGTTTCTTCTAACACTACTGTTCATTCATTTGACAGTGCTGTTGCTAATGGTCTTCAGTATCAGAGTGGTATTATTAAGGTTAATGCATTACAGGGTACTACTCCAACCAATACAAGTACTCATCAATTTGTTAATGCTAACAACCAGTATACTCCAACTGATGCTGATTATGATCCTGCTACAGGTTGGATGACTCTAACTCTTGCTGGTCATACATTTGCAAGTGGTGAATATATCAAGGTTGCTGATGCTGGTTTAGTATTCACTTGTGCTACTGACGATAATAAGACACAGCATTCTTATCCAAGAGAGACCGATCCATTTAGCGGTAAGTGGATGAAGATTGGTAAGGTCACTACAGATACATTTGCTATTAACGTTGGAATTACTTCTAATAATACAGTTCATACATTTGTTTCTGCGGTATTCAATTGTGTATCAAGAGCAGTTGTATACAATGGTGGTGCTTATAATCATACATTCAAGTCTCATGCTCCACATGGACTTTTAGGACAAGATGGTAACGTTACATTTAATGTTGGTGCTTCTCCTGAAGTCGGACATGATGTATCTGCTGCTACATATACTCCTGCTGATGGTAATCTAACACTCAATATTGGTAAGCACAATATGAATGTTGGTAATGCTATTAAGATTGATACTGACTCTCTGACATTCCAGTGTAACATGGATAGTCAGAATACTAATAAGACTTATCCAAGATCAACTGATCCAGTACATAACACAAATATTCCTATTACTGCTGTTGGTCAAACTCAACATACAGTAGTTGCTGGTAACCATGCATTTGTTTCTGCTCTTAGTGGCGGTATCAGAGATGCTAGTGCTACAGGCAATACTTATACAGTAACTAATGCAGTTTATACTGCTGAAACTGGTAACCTAGTTCTTACTGTTGGTGCTGATGGTACAGATTCACTTGCTGCTAGTGACTTCATTAACATGAAGGTAAGTTCACTAACAATGACTTGTGATCTTGATCAAAATGCTACTAACCATGCATATCCAAGAGCAACCGACCCAATCTTTACTACATTAGGAACAGGAACCTCAGATGCTACTTGGAGTAGAACTATTCCAATCACTAAGGCTGGAAACGACATTACAATGAATGTTGGTATTGGTACTGCTGGTACTAAGTACAATCCTGAAACAGGTGTTCTAACTCTTGATATTCAAAATCATGGTTGGAGTGGACCAACTAATCTAACAGGTGCTTCTGGAACAACATACGACCCTGCAACTGGAGAATTGTCAGTTACTACAACTGGTGTTCATAGTCTTGCTAACGGTGCTCGTGTAAGATTTGAAGAAGGTGCATTCACATTTAGTTGTGCAATGGGTTCTGGTAATAAGACCTATCCACGTAAGAGTGATCCTACTTTCGGTAAGTGGTTAGATGTAGATGTTGACAGTACTACAGTATTCAAAGTTAATGTTGGTAAGTCACCTCTTAAAGATTTCCATGTTGCTCATGCTGAATATGATCATACTGGTGGTGATTTAGTACTTGAGATTGGTAATCACGATCTTAAGGTTGGAACTGCTATTAAACTAGCAAAAGAATCTTTAGAATTTACATGTTCTAATGATGGTTATGCTACTACTCATAAGTATCCAAGATCAACTGATCCTGCTTATAATGCAGCATTGAATATTAAGGGAGTTACTCCAACTACTATTACTATTAATGTAAATGTAGGATCTGGTGGTAACCAGTTTGCCCATAAGTTTGTTCCTGCTGTAGGATTAACACCTACTGCTGCAACATATAATCCTGGTAACGGTACTCTTCAGATGACTATTACTGGTCATGGACTTGAAAGTACAAGTAGAATTAAGATTGCTGAGGATGCACTTCAGTTTACATGTGACATGGATCATCATGAAACTGTTCATGCATATCCTCGTTCAACAGATCCAGTTGCTAACAAGTGGTTAGATGTTACTGTTGTAGATGCTAATACAATTACTGTTCCTGTTGGTACAACACCTCTAGTTAACCATGATGTAACTAATGCAGTTTATTCACCAAATACAGGTGAGATGGTTCTTACTGTTGGTCATAACCACGGAATTAAGAAAGGACAAGGTATTAAGATTGGACAGGATAAGTTATCCTTCAAGTGTCAGCAAGATGCTACTCTCGCTGAACCAGATGGTGTAACAACTCATACTTATCCAAGAAATACAATTGATACTTCTACAGTTAATACTGCATCATATGATCCTGCTACAGGACATTTGACATTGACTGTACCTCTTCATGGTTACAAGTATGGTGAGAAGATTAAGATCGCAGATAATTCATTAACATTCAAGTGTGCTAAGGATGGTAATGCTACTAACCACTCATATCCTCGTGGAAGTGATTATGCTAGTGGTAGATGGTTACCAATTTTTGATGTAACTTCAACTACGTTTAAAGTTCAAGTTTTAGATCTTGCACCTTCTACAAACCCAGATACTCATATATTTGAGTCTGCTACTGCAAATGGTATTTCAATTCAGAGAGACCCATACTATGATAGAACAATCTATGTTGATGGTGTAACTCGTACAACTATTACTGTTAACGTTGGTATTTCTTCTAACGTATCAACACATACATGGGTTGGTGGTACTTCATCTAATGCTATAACAAGTGGTGGTAACTATACACATACATTCGTTAATGCTGTAAACAATAGTATTCTAACTTCTGTTGTTAGAACTGGTGGAAACTATACTCATGTATGGCAATCTTCTGCTTCTAATGGTATTAAGGTTGCTGGTGATCAGGTTAAACTTGATAACGAAGCTCTGAAGTTTACTTGTAAGTTAGATGGTGATACTTCATATCATTCATATCCAAGACCAAAAGATCCTTCTGCATCTCAGTGGATCCCAATTGAGAACCTAACAACACATACATTTGACATACAAATTGGTAAGTCACCAGATACTTCTGTTCATACCTTTAACAGTTGTGTAGGTAATGCTCTTAAGAAGCAGACTGGTGAAATTACAGTTAATGTTGGTGCATCACCTCAAGTTCTATATGATGTTGCTGGTGCAACTTATAACTTCACCTCTGGTGATTTGGTACTTAATATCGGAACTCATGACTTAATTGAAGCACAGAGTATTAAACTAGCAGATAGTTCATTAACATTCCAGTGTACTTACGGTGGTTCACCTGTACAGGTTGCATATCCTCGTGGCACAGGTTCTAGTTACAGTGGTGGTACACCATCTGGTGCTGACTATGCTTGGCAGAGAGCACTTCCTATTACTGCTATTGGTAAGAACCAGCACACAGTAACAGGTGCAACATATACTGCTTCTACTGGTATTTTAAGACTAACTATTGCTAATCATGGATTTACTGATCAAGATAAGATTAGAATATTAGATAACTCATTAACATTTACATGTAATCAAGATTTACATCAGACACTTCATACTTATCCTAGAGGAAATGATCCTATTAGTAATAAGTGGACAGCAATCAGTAATATAACTGATAATACATTTGATGTTCAAGTTGGTCAAACTAGTATTGGAGATTTTGAACATACATTTATAAGTGCTTCATCTAATGGTCTTGAGACACAGACTGGAACTATTACAGTTGATGTAAAACCAATTACTTCTGTAGGTTCACCTACAGCACATACATTCATCGGTGCATCTGCTGGTGCTGTAATTGCTGGTGGTAACTATACTCATGTATTCCAGAGTGCTGCTGCTGGTGCTGTTAAGACTGGTGGTGGTTATGCACATACATTTGTAAGTTCTGAAGATAATGCAATTACTTCTCACGGTGAAATTCAGCAAACTAATTCAAATATTCCATTCGTTTATGGTGGATATCCTGAAGCAAATGCACGTCTTGATGCTTTGATGAAGATCGTGACAGATACTTTATCTGATCCTGGTGCTTTAAGAACAATTGAATATCCAAGTTCAGTTAACTTTATTCAAAGAACTCATCCATCATTCTCTAAGTGTGTTAGAGATGCTAAGGAGTGGGTTAAGGCAATATGCTATGATCTTCGTAACGAAGGTAACAGTAAGTCTTGGGATACTGCTGCATATTATGTTAATCGTGCAGATACTAATAATATACTTATTAATCATATTTCAGGTGAAGAGGGTGAGACTGTATGGGCAATTGGTAAGGTTCGTGATTTCATGATCAATGTGATGCGTAGAGACGCTATATCAATCACAGGTGATCATGGTTATGAGCAGGTAATTGATAATACAATCACTACAGATACCGCTAATCCTTATTGTCAGGATGTAGCAACTGCTATCACAACATACACTGGTATTATTTCTGATACTATCTTTAATGCAGATTCATTAACACCAAGTGATCATCTTGGTACTGTAACTAGAACTGCTCCTACTAGTGAAACTGGTGGTGGTGTAGTTGATGCTTATGTTACTAGTGAATTTACTTGTGATAAGGAATTCCCAGATGATGACTTATTTGTAAGTAATCAATTAAATCCAGATGCACTTAACAGATATAAGGATGCCGCGAATCTAATTCGTGCTAATGCAACTGTTATTGTTGACGAGACTGCTGGTGATATGCTTAATCGCTATCCTGATCTTGTACAGGATATGCCTAGAAACGAAGGTGGTGCTTCTGGTCTTGGTACAATACGTTGTAAGACTGACCTTGGTTTAATTCTTGATGCTATTGCAGAAGATTTAGAGTATGGTGGTAATGCAAATACTGTTACTGCCTTTAGATTCTATCTTGGTTCTAATGGTGAGATACTTCACATTAGACTACAACTTCTACAATCACTATATGCTCATGAGCGTTTAGCATTCTATGCTAAGGCAGCAATTGACGGAACTCTAGTTGCTAATTACTCTACTAATGTTATTATTCCTCCTGCTGGAATTACTGTTGATGGTGGTGGATGTGCTAATGTTAAAACCTCTATTGATACTCTTATTACTTTAATGAATAGTACTCTTTCACCAACTGGTGATAGATATGCTGATGCTGCTGATTTGATGATCTTTAACAAGGATTACATTGGTAATGAAGCAGTTGGTTTAATGCAAGAGAAATTTACTTATCAGGATGCTGGTAGTAATGATGTCAGAGTATTTAATTATCCAGGTGGCGATACTGACGGTAAGAATAAGTGTGTCAGAGATATGACTCTTATTGTTGACTCTATTGCTTCTGACCTTCTTGTTGGTGGTAACTACAGTTCTGTAGAAGCTGCTAAGAAGTTCCTTGATACATCTCAAAATATTGTACAGGTTGAAGATCAACTTGCTCAAACTGCTGAGGCAATTGAAAGAGTAGGATTCCTTTGTAAGAAAGCAGTTAATAACTTACTTCAGAGTACTGGTGCTGGTCAATTATCTCCAGAACATTATGTTGGTAGATTTACTGATCAAAACATAATTCCTGCTGTTACAGATTTAACTATAACTGATTCTCAGGATGATGGTTATAGTACTGATTATACTGCTCAAGATTGTGCTAATGTTCAATCTGCTATTGATACTTTAATTGAAACTATAATTGAGATTCTTGTACCTTCTGGTAAGCAAGGTCGTGAATCAGCACTACAAATACTTGTTGGTGATGAATACTTTGAAGAAGAGATTAGGTCTTCTACCATCGCTGACTGGGGTGGAGTTTGGGAAGAGGAAGAAGAAACTGCATTCTTAACTCAGGTTAAAGATGATGCAATCTATGATTTACTTTCTACACCTGATTTAATTGGTACACTTTATAGTCCAACTAATGTATCATATACTCCTTCAACAGGTAAATTGGTACTGACCATTGCTGGTCATGGAATGACACCATATACTAAGCATACACCAACTGGTGCTGCCTTTACACCTGCTACAGGTGCAATGACTATCACTTTAAGTGGTCATGGATTTAGTAATGGTGATAAGATTAAACTTGATGATAATTCATTAACATTCAAGTGTGCTCAAGACAATAGTGTAACTAAGACTTATCCAAGATCATCTGACCCTGCTAGTGGTAGATGGTTGACTATTACAGGAGTAACTACAAATACTTTTGTGGTTAATGTAGGAATATCTTCTAACACTACTGCTCATACTTTCCAGACAGCACTTAGTGATTGTCTCCAGAAACAGAATGATGTAATTCAAATCAAACCAAATTCATTGACATTTACTTGTGCAATGGATGATGATAGTAGTTACCATTCATATCCAAGACCAACTGATCCATTCTATAAGAAAGATATTGCTGTTGAATCTGTAACCACAAATACTATTACGGTTGATGTTGGTAAGACAACTGCTGGAACTTATACTCCTACTGCTGCTGATTATAACCATACTACTGGTGATATGGAGTTGACAGTTGGGGCACTTGATGTAACTAACGCAACATACAATGCCACAAGTGGTGATATGGAGTTGACTGTTGGTCTTAATCATGGATTGACTACTGATGATACCATTGGTCTTAAACCAGAATCTCTCACCTTTACTTGTGCTGCTGCAACAGGTACTCATACATTTGTTACTGGTGTAACTAATGGATTAACCTTTGATGTTGGTGGAACTTTAAGTCAAAAGACTGCTGCTGCTGGTACAACATATACTCCTGCTACTGGACTTCTAGTATTGGAGATTGGATCTCATAGTTATACTACTTCTGATACTCTTGAGATTGATGATCAGGCAGTCATCTTTACTTGCGATGCTGATAGTCATGCTACACAGCACCCTTATCCTCGTTCTTCCGACCCTGCATCTGGACAAATATTATCAATTGATGCTGTAACTGGAACAACTGTTACTGTTGATGTTGGACAAAGTAATCAAACTCAATCTGCGTATCCTAGATTAACTGGTTCTCGTGCTGTAGGTGGTATAGATTATGCTGCCAAGAACAGACTCGCTATTACAGGAACTAGTTCTACAACTATTACAGTTAACGTTAACGGTGGTCAGGGTGCTATTAGCGTACCATTATCTCATACATATGCTTCCAGTCTACCTGGTGCAGTGATGACTGGTCATAGATTGCTTGCTGGTACTAGTATTAGACTTGCACCTAATAGTTTGACATTCACTTGTACTCAAGGTGGTGGTAACCAAACATACCCACGTACAACTGACCCATTCTATAATAAGTCAATTAACATTAAATCAGTAGGTACAGATAATGTAGATGATCCTGATACTGCTTCATATAATCCTAATAATGGTATATTAACACTTGACATCAACAACCACGGTCTTTCTGCTGGTGATTTGATTAAATTTGAGGATGGAGCAATCACATTCAAGTGTCAGTTAGATAATGAGATTAGTGTTCATGCTTATCCAAGATCAACTGATCCTTGGAGTCAAAAGTGGTTAGAACCTACAATCATTAGTGCTGATCAGCTTTCTGTTAATATTGGTGCTTCACCTGATACTTCTTTACACACGTACGTAACATGTACACCTAACGGTATTAAGAAGCAAGATGGTACTATTATTGTTAATGTTGGTATTGCTGCTACTGCTGATCAGTACCCACATACATTTGTTGCTGGACAAAGTGCTGCTATTAATGCGATACAAACTGGTGGTGATTTCACTCATACATTTACGAGTGCTGATGAAGAATGTATTGAAGGTCCAGTAACTACTGCTACCCTCAACAATACCGCAGCATTAAAAAATATACGTCTAATACAATCACCAGTCTCAGGTGAGACTCAATCAGATAATATCTGGCCAAGTGGTCAAAGAGAGACTTTTGATGCTGGTGGTTGGACTGTAACTGGTGGTACTATTTCTAATGATATAGGTGTTGCACCAGACGGCACTATGACTGCTGACAAGTATATTCCTGGTGCTAATACTAGTGCTAAGGTAATTGAAAGAGAATTTACACTACCAACATATGATACCTTTGATAAGGACACAATCAAATTTGATGATGCTATCAACAAGTTTGACGAAGGTTCTTCACTATCCTATCAGGAATATACATTCAGTTGCTTTGTTAAGCAAGATGAGTATTATAAGTTCCGTCATAGTATTTCATGGAGTGCTACCGATAAGGCAGAATTTACATGGGATGCAGTAACAGGTGCTATTGGTCCTTCACTATTCATTAACGGTAACGTAATTGTTGGTGATGGTTCAGATTCAAATGGTATGAAGGGAACATACTGGGGTGTTAAACCTTATGGATTTGGTTGGTTCCGACCATTCATAACAATTCGTGTTCCATTCGGTATTTCTACTATCACTATGAAGGAATACATGCTCAATAATACTGGTACTTTAGCTGGTGGTGGTTCTGAGGGTGATGGTACTAAGGGTTCATTTATCTGGGGTGCTAAACTTAATAAGGGATTCCTAGACATCTATCAGTCTGAGGCTGGTGAGAAGTTCTATATCTCTGATGAATTTAATATTAAGAACTATATTCTTGATAAATTTGAGGACTTTGTTGAGGAGCAACTCAATAATAATTTGATTAATCCTGCTCCTGATTCTGGAACAATACCTGCTTACAAACCAGAATTGAACATATACTATGATACACCTGAAGTAATGTTCCGTATCAAGAATACTATCAGACTTTATAAGTCACAACTTGTAGATGATAGTTTCTATGAGCAACAAACTGGTTATGTTGGTGTAACACTTCCAACAACTACGTACGTGGCTGGTGGTACTAGAAACGTTCCTGTAGGACTTGGACAAAAAATAGTTGGTTCTGATCACTTCTATGCTGTTGGATCTGATAGTTATGCTGAAATTGAGAAAGTTACAAGTAACGAAGCAAGAATTGCTAAGATCTTTAAGAGATTTAGTTTCAAAGCAGATCAAGTTACTCTAGGTGGTGGTAATGCAGACTTCGCTTTAGGTGAAATCATACAAATCACTGGTAACGCTGCTATAACAGGTGTTGTTTATGCTACTTCTTCTGATGATAACTTCCGTTATATGGACGTTGTAATCAGTGCAGGTACATTCACACAATACCTAGGAATTACAGGTCAAACTTCTGGTGCTGCTCTCGCAGGTGGTACTAACCTTGTTGGATCTATTACGAACTTAACAAATGCAGGTGCTAACGTAAATAGAACTCAAGGTTCTTACGATGGTATCGCTGCTACAGGTGGTAATGGTTCTAACGCAACATTTAACATAACTGTTGATGATCAAGGTGCTGCTAATATTACAATTGCTAATGGTGGTACTGGATATGGTGTTAGTGATGTATTAACACTTCCTGATGCACTATTAGGTAATGGTGGTGCTCCAAATATCACATTTGAAGTTGGTACTTTAACTAACGCGGGTATTCAAACTATCGTTGATAGATTCCAAGTTATTAATCTCGTTAATGAGATGAAGGCAGGATACTCATTCAAGGGTTATAGTAGTGGTGCTAAGGCAGATATCGTAGCATTCAATAAGAATGAAGGTGCAGTTCTTGATAATACTGGTGGTAAACTTACAATTGATACTGAGAGTGTCGTAGGTGCATTTGAAGAGAATTCAGTTGTTTACCCAGATGCTACTAGAATTTACTTAGATGTTACTAAGCATCCTTCAATAGCAGCAAATATTGCTACGGGTGATAAGGTTGTTGCTACGGGTTACACACGCTTAGGTGTTACTCTCACAGGTGCTAACGCAACTCTTGACTTCTCTGTTGGTCAGTATGTTTATCAAGCAAACAATAATCAGTCAATAATTGACGGTGGTGCATATGGTATTGTTACTGGATGGGATGATGCAAATAATTACTTGTACGTGTCACCAATAGGATCTTCAGCATTCGCTAATGGTCAATATATTGGTCAATACCAATTAGGTGAAACTTCAAGTCCAATAATTTATGGTCAGGTATCTACTACAGTTAACGCAACTACAACTGCTTACGGTACAGTCAGTAGAATTGATGAAATTGGATTAACAAATCGTGTGTATCTAAGTGATGTTGTTGGAACATTTACTGGAAATGATACTATCATTTCTGATGATGGATATAAAGCAGCATCTAGTGAGAAGATAGATGTCGTAGGACGTACTAAGCGTTGGTTCGTTGGATTTGATGGTACACAAACACAGTTCAAACTAACTGAGCAAAACGGTACTCCATACTTCCCAGATCCTGAAGGTCACATGATGGTCTTTGTGAATGGTATTCTACAACCTCCAGGCGCGGCTGGTTCATACACAGCATTCTCTGACATCATACAGTTCAACGAAGCACCTACCATTGGTTCTTCCTTCACTGGTTTCTACGTAGGTAAGATGCGTCAGTTGGATGACATATCATTTGAGTTTGACTCATTGAGATCATCCTTCAACCTTAAGCGTGACGGTACATTCTACTCTATCGCACTTACTGAAGGTGTACAGGCAACTGAGTCTATTATCGCAGACAACAACATCATTATCTCGCTTAACGGTGTTATTCAGCAACCTGGAATCGGTTTTGAACTTGTTGGTTCTCGTGTCGTTTTCAAAGAAACTCCTCGTGTAGGATCAACATTCGTTGGTTTCGCATACATTGGTTCTGATGCTGACGTTACGCAGTCTGAGATTGTTCCTCCAATTGAGGCAGGTGACCTCTTAGACATTCAAGGTGAGACTGAAGATAGAGAAGTTGCTGTCATTGAATCTTCTAATACACTAGTAACATTTGAGTATATCGGATCTGTATTTGGTCGTGATGCTCAAGGTAATGCTGCTATCGTTAAGAATAGAATTGATTCTGTTCAGGTAACCAATCCTGGATCTGGATTCAGCGCACGTCCAGTTATCCGTGTTGACAGTGCATCTGGTTTTGATGGTGCAGTTAAAGCACTGGTTGGTGTTTCTCGTGTAGATACAACCGCCCCTGGTTCAAATTATAATTATCCTGGTGTTACTATCACTAACGTGGTTGCTGATGAATGGACTGCTCCAGATCTCAGTGCATACGGTGAAGAAGCTCTTTATAAAGAAGAGGTTGTTGATACTGATGTTATTAATGTAACACCCGAAAATCTTGCCAACGTGGACAGTGGAGACATTCCTGGACAAGGATCATCTCCAGCGGGTACAGGTACTACAGTTGGAACCTTCGCTGTAACAAGCATATGGTCAAGTACACCCGCCCCATAAATATTAAAAAGTTCTGTAGACATGCCAGCTTCTAATACTACTGCTACTATTGATGGGAATACTCTTACTGTAACAAGTAATGGTCTTCCCGATCCTGCTTTGGCTGGATATCCTTTAGGTTCTGGGAATTTTCCTAATAATCCTAACAATATCTCTGCACAAACTTATAGTTTTGATATTACATATAGAGGTGGAACTAATACTTCTAACCCTCAAGCAACTGGTCTTGGTGGTATAGGTATTGCACTTAATGGTGTATTGATGACCAACCCTTCTGCGGCTGGTGGTCCTCTACCTGGTGATACTAATGCTCTACCAGCGAACTTTCAATGGAATGCAGTATATAATGAAGAAGCGTACGGTGTAGACCCTTGTGGGGGTCACCCAGAGCAGAATGGATCATATCATTATCATTCAGGAAGTTTTCTTACTAACTGTTGGGCAAACGGAGTAATTCAATCCAATGGATACTTCTCAAATTCCAACTATGAAGGTAACTTCTTTAGACATCCTGATGGTCATTCAAAGATCGTTGGTGTATGTTTTGATGGGTATCCGATATATGGACCATTTGGGTATAAAGTTTCAACTGATAATTCACAAGGAACTAAAAGACTCACTAGTTCATATAGAGTATTAACTACTCCACCTGCGAATAGGACATATAGTTACAGCCAATATAATGCTGGAACTTTTATCCAAGATTATGAATACGTAAATGGTTTAGGAGACCTTGATGTTTATAATGGTAGATACGCAGTTACTCCTGAATTTCCTAGTGGTACATTTGCTTATTACCTCACATTAGATGAGGATAACAAGCCAGTTTACCCATACATCTTCGGTCCTAGTACTAAAGAACAGAGACCTTCATAAATACTTAAAAACTTAGTCTAATGGCAAAACAACTACTAGCACTTGGTACTACAGCTAATGATGGCACTGGTGATTCACTACGTGCTGGTGGTACTAAAGTCAATGAAAATTTCACAGAACTCTATGATTCATTAGGTGGATCGGCTGGAGCAGGAAACCTTCTAGTAAGTACTGCATCTCCTAACTTAGGAGATTCTTTGACTTGGAATGGTACTGCTTTTGCTCCAGGTCAAGGTACTAATAAAGCAACGTTAGAACAGAATTTAAACGTTAATGGATATAACATTGTATCTTCAGGTAATGGTAATATTGTAATTCAATCGGATGGAAGTGGTGATATTGCTTTAAGAAATGGTACTAATGCTACCGATACTATTATTGATGGTGCTGATGGATTTCTAAAGTGGAATGCTCCTTATGTTGCATCTGCTAATCTTCCTGCACATGGAACGTATACAGGAATGTTTGCCTATGTTAATGATGTAGGTAAAGCATACTATTCAGCAGCTGCTGGATGGCGTGAGATCTTAGACACTTCTACTTCTACATTACAAAGTATTGGTAATGTTCAAAGTACAACTTATGCAGACGGGGAAGTTCCTACCTGGAATTCTGCTAATGGTGAGTTTAGACCTGGAACTGGTGGCGGGGCTGGCGGTGGAAATATATTTGCTACAATCAATGCTGACACTGGTACAACAACTGCTCTTGGAGCAACTGATACATTAACTGTTACTGGTGGTACATCTATAACAACCAGTATTACTGGTGACACCTTAACCATTAACTATACTGGTTCTGGTGGATTCTCCTATGAAGGAACAGGTGTAGCTGAAGGAGACATGCTGATGTATGATGGATTTGACTGGATTCCAGTTTCAGGTCCAACATTAACATGGACTCTAGGTGAAGATGGAACTAATAGTCACTATACATTTACTGGTTCAGGATTTGTAAGTGCTACTAATGATCCTATCCTCTATCTACAAAGAGGACAAGTCTATAGATTTAAGAATGATTCACAGTATGTTGTTCATCCATTTGAGATAAGACAATCAAATGGTGGTAATGCTTATACTGCTGGAGTGACTAATGATGGTTCTGGTACAACTACATTCACAGTACCTATGGATGCACCAGCAACATTATATTATCAGTGTACCATGCATCCCACTATGGGCAACCAAATCGTAATCGTAACTTAATAAATGACGAGAACAATACCTGGATCTGGAGCAGTTATTACACCAATCTTTAATAAAGACTTTGGTGTAGATGCTGTTGTCGTTAAAGACGGTGGTAAAGACTATGTTGCTACAGATCCACCTAAGTTAGATATCACTAATTGTGGTACACCAGAGATTGAAGCAATATTATATCCAATAATAGAAGCTGGTAAGGTTGTTCATGTAAGAGTATTAAATGGTGGTAAAGGGTATGATCCTTTGCGTGTTGTTATAACAGCAAAACAGGATGATAACTTAACCAACGATTCTTTTGATATCAGAAGTATTTTAAGTAGTACAACTGCATCTATTACTACAGGAGCATTTGCTGGAGATAGGTTAACACTAGTATCTAACAATCTTCCAGATCCTGCTAGGACAGGAGTATTTCCTAGTACATTTAATAACAATAATATTTTTGGTCAGACATATTCTCATACGATAGTTTATCGTGGTGGTAAAGATGTTCCTGAACAGAATAATCCTAATCGTCTTCCTGAACAGGTTGGATTACTTGCTAATGGATCACCATTAATATCTCCAGATGCAGGATCAGATGGTACTCCTCCTGTTGGATTTAATTTTGATCAGATTAAGATAAATTATAGAGATCATGATGCTTATCATGGGTATCCAAATAATGATCATTTATATTTGTTCCAAGATGCTAAGGTAGTTGATTCATTTGCTGCTGCCAATAGTTTATTTACAATTAAGACTTATTATAATGAAACTAATTTTGGTGGAGATAAGTCACGTCATACTAACGGACATAGTAAGGTTTTAGGTATATCATATGATGGGTATCCGATATATGGACCATTTGGTTATACAACACCATTAGATGATCAGTCTGCAATTAAGAGAATTGATACTGGTTATAGGTTTAAAACTGGTGTTGAAATTGATGGTAATAGAGTAGGAATCAATACACCTACTAATACAACTTATGTTGTTACTACTGCTAATAGTAAGTTCTTATTAGATGGAGTTGTAGCACCTATTGAACTTATTAATCGTGGTGATACAGTTACATTTAATTTAGATGATGCAAGTAATGATGGTCATGTATTACTATTAACAGATTTTGCTGGAGAAACAGATAAGCAAGGTTGGCATGCAGATAGTCAAACCTTATATGATCAAGATGTTCTTTATGAACGTGGTGTTAAGTATTATATTAATAATGCAGAAGTAACCTATTCTCAGTATGTTTCTAATTACACCTCTGCTACTAATAGAAAACTTGTAATTACAGTTCCTTGGTTTGCACCTGCTAATTTGCATTACTTCTGTTATATGCATCCTAACATGGGTAATAAGACTAATATTCTAAATTATCCTGCTGGTACATTCATTTCAGATTATATTTGGGATGTTACTGAAGGTGATCTTGATGAGCATAATGGTAGGTATTGTGTAACTCCTGAGTATCCAAATGGAACTTATGCATACTTTATGACAACGGCAGCTGATGGGACTCCAGAGTACCCTTATGCTATTGGTAATACTTATTATGGTGATGTAGTTAGAAAAGGTGCAAATCCTCCTGTACAAGCATCTGAAGTACCTAGCGGTGCTAGAGCAGAAGTTGTTCTTAGTGAAACTAATGCTGGTCAGGTTGAATATGTTAAGATGATTGCTGGTGGTGATGGATATTTTGGTGAAGCAAGAGCAGATATTCTTGGTGGTGAAGGTACGGGTGCTACTGCTATTCCCGTAACACAGTCTATAAGTGGTTTATCATTAGATAATCCTGGTTCTGGTTATATAACTCCACCAACTTTATTCTTCCAAGGTGGTGGTGGACAAGATGCTGAGGGTGTTGCTAACATTGATTATAGTGGTATAGTTACTAATATTGCTGTTACTAATCCAGGTAGATTCTATCAAGAACCACCATATATTTACATTCAAGGTGGTGGTGGAGTTGGTGCTAGAGCAACTGCAAGGATTGATCAAGGTGAAGTTGTAGGTATTGATGTTATAGATCCAGGTAGAGGATATACATCATCACCTAATATAATATTTACTAAATTAGTTAATGTAAAAAGAAAGGTTAGAAATCGTCAGTCTTATAATGCTGCTAGTTTCTTTGTTACTGGTCTTCAAAAATCTCTTGATACTAACGATGAAGAAGTAGTTGTAGATAGTACAGATGCCTATCCTGGATCTGGAAAATTCATGATCGGTAAGGAGATCATTGAATATACTAGTAAAAATACTAAAAAATTCTTAGGATGTACTAGAGGTACTAACTTTAGATATGACCAGAGAGTTATAGTTGATGGTATTCAGAACGTTGATGGTGTATCAACATACGAATTTAATGTTGGAGATAGGTTAGTTCGTAAGGTTGAGAGTGCAAGTAATAAGATTGCTAAAGTTTATGACTGGAACCCAGTAAGTAGAGAACTGTTAATTGTATTCCAAGTTGATGAGTTGGCATTCATTGATGCTGGTATTCCATCTACTTCAGATAGAACAGTTGCTTTTGATGGTGGTACTCCTAATGCATCAAACAATACACAGTTACCACATAACATTATAGATGAGGTAGGAAGTAATATTGTCGTCTATCAATTAACTTTGACAGACAAAGCATTTGAAGATGATGCTGAAGCTTCAGGTGCAGGTGATGGTATTCCTGATGTATTCAATACTGGAACTGATTATGCCGACCAAATTAACTTAGATGGTGGGATACATAGTTCATTATATGGTATTGAAGAAACCGTTGGTGGTCAGAATACTACTATCTTCGCAATTGGTGATCAAGTAAAAGATGCTTCTATACCATTTAAGTACTCCACGGTTGAATCTGCTGGAGCATTAAGAGATGGTGTTGAGCATACTGCTAGAATAAGAGTAACATTAGCAACAACAGATACTAATAGTATAGCATTTGTTGTAGGTGAGACTGTAACAGGACAAAGTTCTAATATTCAAGCAACGGTGGAATCATGGGAGCAAGCAACTAGAACTCTAGTTCTTATCAACCCACTTCCATACTTTACTAACAATCTAAACCTCGGAACAAATGGTTATTTCTATGAGTTCTCTGATGATTCTACTGTGACAGAGGTTAGGGTACTGGAACCAGGACTTGATTATACTGCAACTCCAACAGTTGTAATTGAAAATTCTGGTGAGATACAAGCACAGGCAGTTGTTAATATGACATCTGACGGTGACCAGGTTGGTTCTTTAACTGTGACCAATGGTGGTTACGGATATAAGAAAGTAGTTACAGCAGGTACTTTGCACCCTACTGTGACATTTACAAATGCAGGAATTGATACTACAGGAAGTGGTGCAGTCGCTGAGGTTATCCTTGGTGGTGAGAAGCTCGTTGGTGCGGGTGGTGCTTCTTGGAGAATAAAGAGAATAACCTACGATACAAGTATCCGCAACGACTGAGTATAAATAAAACGGAGGAAACCCCATAGGCCATGGCAGCACTACTTACTGATCAATTTAGAATATTTACAGCCCAGAAGTTTATTAAGTCACTAGAAGGACCAGATCCTCTGGCAAGTGACACAACTGCGGGTGATGATAGAGATCGTCTATACATCTTTATTGGTCGTCCCCAAGAATGGGACAACGAAAACTCACCGCCGCAAGCGGTAGACTCATTTGATGAGTTCTCTGATGCTTACGATGATATGATGTCATTGAAGCGTGTTCTTGCTGCTGACACGATTCAAGTCGTACGTCGTATTGACTGGATTCCCCCAGAACAAACTACTGGTGGTTTGGGTTATACTTATGACATGTATCGTCATGACTACTCACCAACTAACACAGCATCGTCTGGTGCTACTAAGTTGTATGACTCTGACTTCTATGTCGTTAACTCCAATTACCAAGTATATAAGTGCATTTATAACGGTACTTCTCCTGCTGACCCTAATGGTAAGCCTTCTACCATTGAACCTACTGGTACTTCTACATCCATCATCACTACTTCTGACGGGTATCGTTGGAAGTATATGTATACTATTCCTGTCGCACAGGTTCTGAAGTTCTTCTCTGCTGATTACATGCCTGTATTCTCAGATGCTTCAGTAAGTTCTAACGCTGTTGCTGGTGAAATTGACACTGTTGTCATTACTTCATCTGGTTCAGGTTATAACAATGGTACATATGATAACGTAGCGATTGCTGGAGATGGAACTGGTGGACGTGTTTCCATCGTGGTTGATGGTGGTCGTGTTATTTCTGCTACTGTGACATCTGGTGGTACTGGATATTCCTTTGGTAAAGTAACCGTTAACTCAGTTTCTGGTATTGGTACTGGAACTGGTGGTCAAATTGACGTTATCATTCCACCTCCAGGTGGTCATGGTAAAGACCCAGTAGTGGAAGTGGGTGCTTACCGTGTTATGGTTAACGCTAAACTATCATATGATGAAGGTGCTGGAGACTTCCCGATTGATAACGATTATCGTCGTATTGGTCTTTGCACTAATCCTAAGAAGTATGGTACTACTGAACTTCTTTCTGATCTAACATTATCTGCTGCAAGAGCAGTTATCTTCCCAACAACCTTCCAAGGTAACTTCATTCCTGACGAAACAATTACACAAACTCGTATTGTGGGTGGTCAGTCTGTTACTGCAACTGGTAAGGTTATTTCTTGGAACTCAACAACTAAGGTTCTTAAGTATTATCAAAATAGAGTTGATGGTATTTTCCCTGCTGTTACTGGTTCTTTGAACGAGTTTGATGGTTCTAATGCCATTCAAGGTTCCTCGTCTGGTGCTTCTGGCGACCCAGATGTGAACTTCCCTGCTGTTCCTAACACCTCTTCTCGTGTTATTAACAACACCGAATATGACCTAGGTATGAGATTTACCTCTGGTTATGCAAAACCTGAGATAGAGTCTAACTCTGGTAATCTTATCTACATAGATAATAGACGTACGATTTCTCGTGCTAACGACCAGATTGAAGACATTAAAGTTGTTATTGAATTCTAATATAAGTCCCTAAGATGCCACAGAATACTAACCTGAATGTCACGCCGTATTACGACGACTTTGACAAGGATAAAAATTTTTATAAGGTGTTGTTCCGACCAGGGTTTCCAATCCAGGCTCGTGAACTCACGACCATGCAATCAATCATGCAGAATCAGATTGAGAACATGGGAACGCACTTCTTTAAAGAAGGTGCGATGGTTATACCTGGTCAAATTGGTTATGACTTAAATGTTTCTGCTATTCTTTTACAACAAAACTTCTTAGGGGCTGACGTTGAGTTGTATAGGGAACAGTTGACAGGTAAGTTAATTACTGGTGTTACAACAGGTATTAAGGCAAAAGTATTATATTCTATATCATCAACTATATCAGACAAGGGGTATATTACACTATACGTTAAGTATATTGATTCTGCTGACTCTACTTCTGATACAGATGTTAAACAATTTAAAAATAATGAACAGTTGATGGCAGATGCTGACATCACTTTTGGTACTACACTGATTGAAATGGGTTCACCTTTCGCTCAGATGTTACCAGATGGTGCTACTGCAACTGCTTCAGCAGCATATATTAACGAAGGTGTATATTTCATTCGTGGATATTTTGTTGATGTTCCTACTGGTTATATTATTCTAGACCAGTATACAAACACTCCATCATATAGAGTAGGACTTGAGGTATCAGAATCAATTATTACCTCTGAGGATGATCCAACTCTAAATGATAACGCAGCAGGTACGTCAAACTACTCTGCTCCAGGTGGTCATAGATTTAGAATTAGAACTACTCTGGTTAAGAAAGCAATAGACGATGACTCGGATAAAAACTTTATAGAATTGTTGCGTCTTAAGAACTCTAAGGTACAAGAGTTTGTAGAAAAGACTGCATACTCAGAACTTGAAAGATCAATGGCTATTCGTACTTACGAAGAGTCTGGAGACTATGCTCTTGATACTTTTGACATCACTATGCGTGAGCATAAGGATGATGGATTTAATAATGGTGTGTATCAACAGGATGAAAGTTCTGATGCTGGACTAGCAGCATCTGATGAATATATTGCTGCTGAGATTGCTCCAGGTAAAGCGTATGTAAGAGGTTATAGACTTCATACCCTTGCACCAACTTATGTTGATATTCCAAAAGCAAGAGATACTAAGGCAGTTCAGAATACAATTATTCCATTTGAACTTGCACAGTCAGTTCTAGTTACTAACATATATGGTTGGCCATTACTTACAGGACCAAACGTAACTTATAACTATCAAGTACTTGAATTACGTGATGACTGGGATGTTGCTGGTGAAGGTACACCTCAAGGTAATATAATTGGTTTTGCAAGATGTGCACAGTTAAGCAATAACCTTACTAATGGTGGTATTGCTGGTGCTACTGAAGGTAATGAATTGCACATCTTTGACGTGCAAATGTATACAGTATTAAATACTGCTGCTGATGTATCTGCCACTCTTAATGAGACTGGAATGATCGTTAGAGGTGCTTCTTCAGGTGCTATAGGATCTATTCGTGCTATTAGTACAACTACTATTCAATTAACAGACGTTAAAGGTAGATTTAGACAAGGAGAAGCTATTGAATTGGATGGTGTATCATTAACATCTATTTCTGCTTTGTGGGAATATGAATTTACTGATACTCGTTCTGTTGTAGGACGTGCTGATCTTTCATTATCATCACAAGTAGTATTTACTGCTGACCTTCTATTGAATACTGTTGAACAGATTGAAGGTTCAACTCATAATGTTGTATTGACAGGTAGTATACCTACTACAAAACTGACTGGATTTGCATCTAACTATGCTTCAGATATAAGACCAGGTGAAGTTCTAACTGTAGGTCTATCTGATGAAGTAGGTAACAATACATTTAGAGCAGAGAAAGTTAATCAATCTGATATTAACGTTACTGCTGCTAATAAGAATAGTGGAACCAATGTTATATTTGGTACACCAGGTGCTCAGACTGTATTATGTGATGGTGCAGATAAGATAGGTACTGTTGTAGATGGAGATTATCAGCAAGTAGGTCGTATGAGACCTAGAGTATTCCTCAAGAATTATCAGAATGGTAACCTTACCATTGACATGCCGAAGCACTCCATTAAGTCAATTTCTGACGAGTCCTTCACAGTTTATAGAAGTTACAATGCTACCAGTATTAATAATGGTGGTACAACAATTACTCTTGGTGAGAATGAACAGTTTGAAACATTCTCCAATGATAACTTTGTAGTAACTATTGACACAGGTGGTGGTAGTAACAACGACTACGCTGGTCCTGGTACTAAGATTGATATGGAAGCTGCTGTTAATGCAGGTACTATTGCAATTACATTTGGTGCTGATAGACAAACTGCTACGTTAACATCTCCAGGTGGTGCTAATACTGGACTTAAGAATATTACTTCTATTAAAGCCACAGTTGCATTATCTAAGTCTGTAGTCCAACGTAAAATTAAAACTGCATCTAAGATGCAAGTTATGGCAGTCAATAAGACTAGAACTAAGCAGGATCAACAATTATTTGGATTAGGTTATAGTAACAAGTACGGAACCCGTATTGAAGACGAGGAAATTACATTTGGTTTAAATGACGTTTATAAGATTCATGCAGTATATGAATCACTAGATGGTGAAGCTGCTAAGGTTCCTTTTGTAACTCTAGTTGAAACAGCATTCTTTGCAACTGGTACTATTATTGAAGGTACAACTTCTGGTGCTCGTGCAACAGTTGTAGACTTTGTTTCTTCAACACTAAAATTATACCATGTAGTTCTTGATGGTACATTCATACCTGGTGAACTTGTAACAGGTGTTAATAGTAACTCTGAAACAATTCAAGCATTTGTTTCTGATGCTGATGGTGCAATTGAGAATGGATCAACAGATATCACTGTACAGTTCAACCTACAACCAGGACAAGATTCTTATTACTATGATGTATCAAGACTTGTTCGTGGAAGATCTTATTCGCAACCAAGACATCAATTAGCAGTTGTATTTGACTACTTCAAGCATGAGTCTTCAGGAGACTACTTTAATGCTCAGTCATATGTTGGTATAGATTATTCTGAGATTCCTAACTGGAAACCAGAAGGCGGTATTATGTTCTTACGTGATACAATTGATTTCCGTCCAGGTGTTAAAGAACTTGCTAATGGTTCTGGTACAGTTGGAAACCCATACTATGTGACTTGTACTTGTTTTGACTTTGAATCCCGTGTCTTTGATGCTACTTCAACTGTCTTTGATATAATGGATACTGGCACATCATTCCGATGTGACTTTGATTATTATCTACCAAGAATTGATAAATTATTCCTTACACATGATGGAGAATTTACTATTGTTAGAGGTAAGTCTGCTGAGGAACCTCAAGAACCTGACCATATGGACTCAGCAATGCTCTTGGCAGTTCTTGAACATAAACCATATTGCTATGATCCAGAAAGAGATATTTTAGTAGAGGTTGAGAATAACAGACGTTATACAATGCGTGACATTGGTAACATTGAAACTAGATTAGATAACGTTGAATACTATACTTCACTATCTCTTTTAGAAACTGAGACTCAGAATGCTACTACTTACGATGAAGATGGTTTAAACAGATTTAAGAATGGTTATGTTGTAGATGACTTTACTGACCATACTATTGGTGACATTTTAAACGAAGATTATAAAGCATCTATTGATATACAGAATGGATATTTAAGACCTTCTCACTATACCAATAACTGCCCATTGGAGTTTAATGCTACTACCTCAACAGGTATTATGTTAACTCCTTGGGATATAGATGATGTTGATGAGGCATTAGTTGCTACTCTTCCTTATGAATCTGAACAGATTATTGAGCAACCATATGCTTCAAGACTTGAGAACGTAAACCCATTTAACGTATTCACATTCATTGGACGTGTTGACCTTCTTCCATCCTCTGATGACTGGGTTGACATCAAGCGTCTACCTGCTCGTGTTGAGAACGTTGAAGGTGACTTCTCACAAGTATCAAGAGATCTTAACGTTGATAAGAATGGATTTTCTCCTACTCAGTGGACTGGTTGGACAACTAACTGGACTGGTGAAAGAGTAAGATCTACTCGTAACTTCCGTTCTAGAACTAACCTAGGTGGTGGTCGTAGATTAGGTAGATTGGGTCACGCTGGTCGTTCTCAAGGTCTATTCTATCTACACCAACGTCGTGAGTTTACTGTTACTAACAACCAAACTCGTTTAGGTATCAGAACTCGTGTTGTACCTAAGATTACAAGGCAATCACAGGGTGATTCAATTCTATCACAAACCAATATTCCTTGGATGAGATCCAGAAATATTCGTTATACTATTACTCGTGCTAAGCCTAAGACAAGACTTTATGCTTTCTTTGATAAGAAAAAGATTAGTAACTATATTACTCCTAAACTGATTGAGTTAGTTAAGAACTCAACTGAAGATGCTAGAACAAATGAAACACCATTTGTTGTTGGTGAAATTGTTAAAGGTATGACTTCAGACGTTCGTTTGAAAGTTTTGAAACCTAATAGTGTATATGACACTAACCCATATTCAACTGATGATGCTGCACTACCATCATCCTATTCATCTCAGACACCATTGTTAAACCACAATGCTGCACAGATGGCAAAGATTACCAATAACAAAGCAAGAGGTAATATTCAGGTAGGAGAAGTATTGATAGGACAGACATCTGGTGCTCGTGCTGTTGTTAAAGATCGTCGTCTTATTACCGATAAGCGTGGATATGCTAGAGGTTGTTTCTTTATACCACCTCCAGTTAAGAACGTTAACCCACGTTGGGCAACTGGTATTAGACAAATTAGATTTACATCTAGTGAAAAGAACTCTCTAGTTCCAGGTACAGTTGATTCATCTGCTGAAGCAAACTTTACAGCAAGAGGTACTTTAACTACCGTTCAAGAGACTATCCACTCAATACGTAACGCTCAAGTCGTTATGGATACTGTTACAGATAGTCGTACTGTTAGATCTACTAGAACTGAGGTTAGACAGATTGGTTGGTATGACCCTGTTGCACAATCCTTTATTGTTGACACTGAGGGTGGAGTATTCTTAACTAAGGTTGACGTATTCTTTGGAAGTAAGGATAAGAACATTCCAATCTCCATGCAGATTCGTGCTATGGAAAATGGTTATCCTTCTAAAGTTATTCTACCTTTCTCTGACGTTAGTTTAAACCCAGAGGATGTTGAAATTTCTGATAATGCTGCTGTATCAACAACGTTTGTATTCCAAGCACCTGTTTATATTCAGCAGTCAACTGAATATTGTTTCGTTCTATTATCTGACTCTAACGAATATACTATCTGGATATCCCGAATGGGAGACCTAGAGATTGGTGGAGATAGAACTATATCAGAACAGCCTTACGCTGGTGTACTATTCAAGTCACAGAACGCATCTACGTGGACTGCTGACCAGTACGAAGATTTGAAGTTTACAATTTACCGTGCTAAGTTTGATACTAGTGCTGGTGGTCTTGCTAAGTTTGAAAACGCAGAACTTGGATTAGCAAATGCTGGTTCACATACTCTAGTTGAGAACCCAGTTCAGACATTGAAACCTCAACAGGTTCTAACACTTGCTACTGGTACTAACTATACTATATCAGTTGGTGCTCGTCTGTATCAAGAAACTACTAACGCTGAAGCAACTGTTACAGCATTCAATAGTACAACTGACCCTGACACAATTACTATTACTGATATTAAAGGATCGTGGTTATCAGGATCTATAGACAACTCTGGTAATACAGTACAAGGTATCGTATCTTCTGCTGCTACTGCTACTTTATATCTAACACACCCTGTTACAGGTACATTCACTGTTCCTGATGCAGGTAATAATGTTGAAGGTGGATGGGTTGTTGGATCTTCTAGTTCTACTAGAGCACAAATTACAGGATTTACTGAAGGTTCATCAGGTGTTCCTTCACAATTAACAGTTCGTTATGTAAGTGGTGTATTTGATCCTGCTAACGATCAAATTGACCAAGAAAATAGTACTGCTGCTGGTGCATTTGCTACTTCACACGCTAGTGGTGGTGTTACTGCCGTTGGTGATAGTGTTAACGCATACCCAGTTGCACAACCAACATATAATAATGCAGAACGTGAGTGCTGGATCTATCATCAGAACCACGGTATGCATGATCGTGGAAACAACGTTGAAATTTCAGGTATTACATCTGAGATTGCTCCAACTGTATTGACATCTGCTCTTGCTGCTGACGCACTTTCAATTAGTGTTGAGTCTGCTGGTGTATTCCATCAGATAGTTAACGGTGTTGCAATCTCTGTAAGTAATCCTGGTTACTTAAAAATTGAAGATGAAATTATTCAGTATAGTGGAATTTCTAGTGATGGAAAGACCATCACAGTTCCTAATGCTGCTGGTAGAGGTGCTGGTGGTACTACGGCTGCTGCTCATGCTAATGCAGAACCAATATTCTGTTACAACATTGATGGTGTTCCTCTAACAGAAATTAATAAGGTACATACCTCAATCTCTTGTCCTACTATGGACACTTATATGCTTCACTTGGATTCTGTCGCTACTGCTGGCATACGTTCAGGTGGTCTATTTGGTGTTGCAACTCAGAACTTACCATTTGAAGTATTGACACCTAACATGAAGACTATGGTTCTACCTAAGACCGAAATTCGTGCTAGATGTAATACTGTTACTGGTACGTCAATGAATGATGGTAAGGCAGCAAATATGACTCAACAGTCATTTATAAATGATGGTGTATTTGAAGATATTATTTTAAATGAGCAAAATGTCTTCCCAACACCTCGTATTATATGCTCCAAGTTGAATGAAGATAATGAATTGAGTGGTAATAAATCATTCACTATGGAATGTATATTAACTAGTGAGTCTGATAATGTATCACCTGTTATTGACCTTGACCGTTCTTCTCTAATTACCACCTCTAATAGAATCAACAATATTGTTAGTTCTAGTACTAGTGGATCTGGTTATTATATGCAGAGTGGAGACAGTGGATTCAGTACAAATACAGACTGGTCAACCGTAGCAAAGGGTGATCCAAACGAAGCTATATACATTACACGTCTAACTAAACTCGCAACCAAGGCAACTGCTTTGACGGTTTCGTTCGCTGCTAGTAGACATCCTGACACTACTATCTCAATCTATTATAAGGTTGTTCCTGTTGGATCAACTGGTAACATAGATGAGCAACAGTGGGTCAACATGGGTTATCAAACAAATTATAACTCAACTGCTACAGAAGAGGAACTTTGGAAAGACTATGAATATGAAGTGAAAGGTTTGAACTTCAATGCAATGCAAGTTAAAATTGTAATGCGTTCTACAAACCAAGCTCGTGTTCCTTTGATCTCTGACTTCCGTGCTATTGCACTTGCTAAATGATTGACAATAAAATTAACTTTACCGATGAACTCATTCCTGTTGAAGGACAGGATGGGTGGTATCGTGATCCAGAATCAAATGCAATTGTCAATTGTAATATGACCAAGTACGATGAGTACATGGCACAATATGAGGCAAGGCAAGCTAAGAAAAAAGATTTTACTACTTTACAAACTGACGTAGATGGGTTAAAATCTGATATAGGCGATGTCAAAGACCTACTGAAACTTCTACTTAATAAAGAAAATGACAGCAACTCCAACTGAAAGCCCAGTTGAAAAGGTATCTCCAGAAGAATTGAAAGTTCAATTTACTGAGAGACTAACCAAATTGGTTAATGAAAACAATCAATTGGCAGCAAAAATTAAAGAAAATGAGACTACTGCTCTCAAATTGCAAGGTGCTCTAGAGACTTTGCAGTATCTTGAGGACGGTCCTCCTGGCGGTGTTGAGACCGTGGATGAAGTCACAACTGAAGAATAAAGGTCAGGGGTCACATGACCCCTTCTTTTTTTGTTATAAATATCTAGGATAGATCTGTGCCCATCACGAATATATAACAAATGGCTAATAGAATTCAACTAAGACGAGGGGGTGCTCAAGAGTGGGCAAACGAAAACCCAACGTTAGCCCAAGGTGAACTTGGAATTGAACTTGATACAAACCGATTCAAAATTGGTGATGGTGTTAGGGGTTGGAACACGTTGCCATATGCTAGACCGATAGAGTCAGTTGCTAACACAGCAAATACTCTTGTAGCAAGAGACGCAGATGGTAATTTTAGTGCAGGATCTATCACCGCCACTATTATTGGTAATGCTGCTACAGCATCTAGACTAGCAAACCCACGTCAGATACAGTTATCAAGTGACTTAGCAGGTTCGGGCACATTTGATGGATCTTCTAACTTATCAATATCGGCACAATTACAGATCTTAACTTCGTTACCACATTATGATGGTACTACAACATCTACAGGACAATATTCAAAGGTAACAGTAGACGCAAAAGGTAGAATTACAACAGGTGCTTCACCTTCTTCATATGTAGATTTAGGTTTAACTGACGTACAACCATTAGATACTGACTTAACATCTATTGCAGGAATGACTGCAACAGGTTTGATTACTAGGGCATCAGCAGGTAATATGATCCCTAGAACCCTTCAGGGTTCCTCTGGAAAGATATCTATTGTTAATGGTAGTGGTGTTGCAGGTAACCCAACGATTGACCTTATTGATACATCAATTGCATCAGAGGCAGAATTTATTGCACAAGTTGGTGTATACAATCCATCTACTTTAATTTCGGTTGGTGGAGATAGTCTTCCAACTGCTGCAAATATAACTGTTAACACAACACAATTTACAGTTGATCAGTGGGGTAGATTTACATCCGCATTAACTATTCCTATTGCTACTGCAATAGAAGGTAGTAAGTATGCTGCTTACAATGCAGGTACTACGTATGTGCGTTACGATATTATTGAGAACGCTTCAAAGGTTTATCAGGCAATTACAGGTATTTCTGCTGGAGTTGCAGCACCAACTCATACAGATGCATCTGATACTAATGGATGGAGATATCTTGCTGCTGCTAAGGTAGAACAAAAAGGTCTTGCTTCATTTGCACAAGAAGATTTTGATGTTGATGATAATGGTCATGTAAGCATTGCTGCTCAAGGTATTGATAATACTCAACTTCAGAATAATAGATTATCATTCTCTGACAATAATACACAACAGAATTTTGAACTAGATCAAGAGTTAACAATAGCAGGTTCACATCATGGATTTGATTATTTAAACTATGTTAAAATTAACGATACTTCAGGGAATCTTCTATTCGGTGCTAATAATACTGGTGACGGTGGTGCTGGAGAAATTGATATTAACGTCAGATCTTACTTCAGTGACCCTGACGTAACATTTGATGGTGCAGTTAATCAAACAATAAGTAAGACAGGTGATGGAAACTTCACTCTTGGTCTGTCTCAGAACAGTGGTAGTGCTAGAAACCTAACACTTGTTGCCCTTAATGCTGGTGCTGGAACAAGTAGTGTTGTTATTCAAGCAGAAGATACTGTAACTATTGATGCTACTGAAGCAACTGGTAAAGTTCATATAGAAGATTCAAGATTCCAATCAAATTATATTGCTACTTCCAATGCAACAATGTATTTGGATCCAGGTGATGACCGTGCGGTCACTGGAACGGTAGTAGTACAAGGAAATTTACAAGTAGATGGAACAACTACAACGGTTAATTCTACCACTCTTGCAGTGGATGACCCTATTATCACTCTTGGTGGTGATACTGCTCCTGCGGCAGACGACAATAAGGATAGAGGAGTTGAATTCAGATATTACGACGCAAGCGCAAAAGTTGGATTCTTTGGTTACGATGATTCGGCCTCAGATCTTGGAGGGCATACAGGAGCGTTCACATTCCTCTACGATGCCACAAATACCTCAGAGGTATTCACTGGAACAAATGCAGGGATCATCGCTGGTAACTTAAGTCTAACAACTAATACTAACTCAACATCAAATACTACTGGAGATTTAGTAGTTGCTGGTGGTGCTGGTATTGGAGATGATGTTAATATTGGTGGTACTTTAGATGTAGATACTAACTTCCGTACTCACGGTACAAGTAGATTTGATGATAATATCGTATTCCAAGGTGCTTCTAAGACTTTAGAACTTAAGAATGGTTCAGGAACTACTAAGACTACACTTCATACTACCACAGGTAATGTTGATATTGGTGGTATCTTAACTCAGACTGGTGCTATTGATGCTGCTTCTAGTTTAAATGTAGCTGGTCTGGTTTATCTTGAGTCTACAGACAATCCTAATATTGTATCTGGTGCTCCACATACAATTGGGTCTTCTGACTACGGTGCATTGAGAGTAGATGGTGGTGCATACTTTGATAAAGACGTTCTCTTTAATGGTGACTTATATCTAAACGGTGACTTTAACCAGCAAGAAGACGCAACTGAAAACTACGGTCTAAGAAACTACCTATCAATACGTTATAAACTACGTACTGGTTCTGTTTCTGCATACACTCCAAGTTATTCAAACCATAACACATCTAACTTAAGGGTCTATGGTGGTGCTGGTATTAACACCTCACTATTCATTGGTGCTACTGGTTCTGGTGAAGGTCTCTTTATTGGTAAGAAGAATAGTGGAGACGATATTGAGTTCCAAGTAATTGGTGCAACTGGTAATACTACTGTTGGTAGATCTGCAACTGGTTCAGCAACTGTAGGTACATTCACAGTTCATGGTGATACTACTCTTGGTAGAGATGTACAGATAGATGGTGACGTAACTGTAACTGGTGCTACAGAATTTAACAGTACTGTTGATGTAGATGCTGATTTTGCAGTTCGCAACGGTACTACTGATAAGTTCTTCGTTGATAACGTAACTGGTAATACTAATATTGAGGGTACTCTAACTGCTGATGGACACACTGAGTTAAATTCAACTCTTAACGTTGATAGTAATACAACTATTGGTGGAACATTAGAAGTCACAAATAATTCAGAGTTCAATGGAACTGTAGATGTAGATAATAACTTTGCAGTTAGATCAGGTACAACTGATAAATTTACAGTTGCATCTTCAACTGGTAATACAGTTATTAAAGGTACACTGAATGGTCAGGATGCAGTTGACTTTGACACTACTTTAAATGTAGATGGTGCTACAACTATCCAAGATGATCTTATTGTCAAGTCTGACAACAAGATGTTCAAGATTCAGACTGCTGGTGCAGTAGATAAGTTTACTGTTGACACAGATAATGGTAATACAACTATTTCAGGTACACTAGACGTATCTCTTGCTGCTGGTATTAACAACACTCTAGGTGTTACTGGTATTACATCTGTTACTAACAACACACAGCAAACCTTAACAGGATCTTATGCTGCTGATGGTTCATTACAAGTAACTGGTGGTGTTGGTATTGCTAGAGACACTGCTATTGGTGGTAGTGCAAGAATTTATGGTAACCTAGAAACTACAGGAACCTTAACTCAGACTGATGATGCAGCATTTGCTGGTAAGATTACCATTACAGATACTAAGGATATTACATCCTATGGTGATGCTCAGGTATCATTAACAACTACTGGTGGTGCGAGAGTAAATAAGAACCTCTATACTGGTGGAGACTTTGTTGTATATGATACTGTTGGAACTCAGAATAGTTTCTTTGTAGATACATCTTCAGGTAATGCTGAAGTAAGAAATAATTTCCAAGTAGGTGGAAACCTCACCGTATTAGGATCTACTACCACAGTAGAAAGTACTGTCACTACGGTAGAAGACCCTGTAATGACTTTGGGTGGTGCTACTGCTCCTACTTCTAATGATGGTTTAGATCGTGGTATTGAGTTTAGATACTATGATTCTCAAGCAAGACTTGGATTCTTTGGATGGGATAACAACCTTAATACATTCAGACTTTTAACTGCTGCAACCAATAGTGCTGAGACATTCAGTGGAACTGATGGTACTCTACAGGTTGGTTCAGTTAATATTACTGGTGCTGGTACTGCTCTTGATGTAGATAACAACGTAAACGTTGATGGTACTATTACTGTTGACGGACAATTAATTTCACAAGTTCCTTCTGGACCTGCTTTAGTTATTCCTAATACAGTCAAGATTGCTAACCTTAACGCAGACTTGTTAGATGGAATGACAACTGCAACTGCTGCTACAAACTCTACAGTTGTTGCTCGTGACTCTTCTGGAGACTTCTCTGCTCACATCATCACTGTTGAAAGTGGTGCTGGTGCTTCTGCTGGTATTCAGGGTAACGCAACTTCTGCTGATATTTGGAAAACTGCTAGAACTCTCACCATTGATGGTGTAGTAGATGGTACGGTTTCTGTAAATGGTAGTGCAGACTTTACTGTTACTACTACCTTTAATGACGCAGATATTACTGCTTTGGCAGGAATGAGTGGAACAGGTCTGGTTGCCCGTACAGCTGCTAACACATATGCTCAACGTACTATTCAGGTATCTGGTGGTGGTATTGGTATTTCAAACGGTGGTGGTGTTGCTGGTAATCCAAGTATTACAATTACATCTAACTCTGCTAACTCAGCAAACAACCTAGTCATTCGTGACGCATCTGGTAACTTTGCTGCTGGTGTTATTACAGCATCACTAACTGGAGCTGTTACTGGTAACGTTACTGGTAATCTTCTTGCTACAACTACTGATTCTAAGAATGTTAGACCTGATACAGATAGTTCTTATACTTTAGGAACTACTACTCACAGATGGAGTAAGATCTGGACGGATGATATTGAAGCAGGTGGAACTATAACTGGTGCTCTTACTGGTAATGTCACTGGTAATGTGACAGGTAACGCAGACACCGCTACTGCCCTTGCAACGGCAAGAAACATTGGTGGGGTATCATTTGACGGTACTGCTGCAATTAACCTTCCAGGCGTTAACGCAGCGGGTAATCAGGACACCTCTGGAAATGCTGCTACTGCTACTGCTCTAGCAACTCCAAGAAATATTGGTGGTACTGCCTTTAATGGTACTGCTGACATCACTCCTGCAACTGCTACTCAAGCAGCAAACCTCAGCAACCATGATACTGCTGATCTTTCTGAAGGAACTAATCTTTACTATACAGAAGCAAGAGTTCAAGCAAAACTTGACAACGCATATGCACAACTTAGTGCTATGTTGAATAACCTTGCTACTGCAACAACATTAACACTTAACTTATCTGGAGATCCTACACCAGGAACTGTTGTAAGTCTTGGATCAATTACTGCTAGTGGTCTTGGTGGATTCACTGCTGGATCCGCAGTTGCCACATCTGGTGGAACTGGAACTGGATTGACAGTTGATACTACAGTAAGTGCTGCTGGTGCTATAACTGCCATTGCTGTAAATGGTGCTGGTACAGGATACTTAATCGGAGATAGTTTACAAATTACTAACCCTAACCTTGGTGGTGTTTCTACCTTGAACTTGGGTACATTATCAGGTGGAGTTGGTGGATTCACTTCTGGTACTAACGTTTCTACAACTGGTGGAAGTGGATCTGCATTAACCTTTGACACTACCGTTGATGGAAATGGTAACATCACCAACCTTTCAGTTAATGCTGCTGGTACAGGATATGCAAACGGAGAGACGATCACTATAGTTAATGCTAACGCTGGTGGTGCTTCTACTATTGATACTCTTGTTGGTGGTACAGGATACGCAAACGGTACTGCTATTGCAACTACTGGAGGTGGTGGATCAGGATTAACTCTAAACCTCACAACATCTAATGGTGTTGTAACTAACGCTGCTATTAACGCTGCTGGTACTGGTTACGCAGTAGATGATACAATCACTATTGTCAATGCCAATGCAACAGGTGTTAGAACTCTTGGTTCTATAGCAACTGCTGGAACAGGTTATGCTGCTGGATCTGCAATTGCAACAACTGCATCTGGATCTGGTACAGGATTTACTGCTGACATTACAGTTGATGGTTCAGGTTCTGTAACTGGAGTAACTATCAATGATGATGGTTCTGGTTATGCTAACTCTGAAGTCTTAACAATCACTAACGCTAATGCATCTGGAGTTAAAACTCTAGGATCAATTAGTGCAGGTGGTACTGGATACGGTTCAGGTACTGCTCTAAATACGACATCATCTGGTTCTGGATCTGGTCTAACTGTTAACGTTACTGTTACTAACGGTGTTGTTGACGGTGTTTCAATTAACAACGATGGATCAGGATATGCTGCATCTGAAGTAATTACGATTGCTAACGCTAACGCATCTGGTGTTAATACACTTGGTACTGTTACTGCTGCTGGTTCTGGATACTCTACTGGTTCTGCACTTGCAACTACAACGGGTGGATCTGGTACTGGTTTAACTGTTGACATTACAGCTAATGGATCTGGTGGAGTAACTGCTGTAGCAGTTAATAATGATGGTATAAATTATTCTAATGGTGATACATTGACAATCACCAATGCTAATGCAACTGGTGTTAATACACTTGGTTCTATTGTTTCTGCTGCTTCAGGTTATTCTGCTGGTACAGTTAATACAACCTCTGGAGGTTCTGGTACTGGATTAACAGTTACTGTTGCTGTTAATGGATCTGGTGGAGTAACTGGAATGACTGTCGTTAACGATGGTTCTGGTTATGCTGCATCAGATACAATCACATTAACTAATGCTAATGCATCTGGTGTTAAGACTCTTAATTCAATAATGGTCGCTGGTACTGGATACCCTGCTAGTCAAACTATAACTGGTGTTGCTACAACTACTAATAACTCTGGTACTGGATTGACTCTTGACGTTACTACCAATGGATCTGGACACGTAGTTGGTATTGCAATTAATAATGATGGTACTGGATATGCTGCTTCTGACACGATCACAATTTCTGGATCTGGAGATGGTAACTCAATTACTGGTGTTGCTGCTATTCATGGTAATGCAACAACTACTGTTGGTGCTATCCACGGTAACAGTGCTACCCTAACTGTGGGTGCTATTCATGGTAGTGCAGCAACGATTCCAGTTTCTGCAATTCATGGTAACAGTGCAACGATACCTGTATCTGCTATTCATGGTAATAGTTCAACTATTGATGTTGCAACAATCTTTGCTAACGCAACGGTTGATATCGCAACTACCTATACTCATGCTACCTTCGCACTATCCGATATCACAACGATGGAAGTTGGTGCAACCGTAACTGGTGCAACCTCTGGTACTACTGGAGTTATCACTGCTATGGGTACAAGTTTAATTACTGTTGATAATGTTGATGGATTCTTCAAAGTTGGAGAAGCTGTTGCTGCTAACGATGTAACTACATTGACTATATCCTCATTCGCTTAATAAAAAATGTCTGCTACAAAACCTGCCACTAAAACTGAGTTAAAAAACTATGCTCTTCGTAGATTAGGATACCCTGCTATTGACATCAATGTATGTGATGAGCAGCTGGATGACCTAGTGGAAGAAGCGATTGACTATTGGCAAGAATATCATTACGATGGTTCTGATAAACAGTTGATTAAGATTGAGGTTACTGAAGCTATTAAGACTTCTGCAATGGGCAGTACAGACATAACTGGAACTGACTGGAAGAAGAATAATCTTAGTATTGATCTACCTCCTGGCGTGGTAGGAATTAATCAGGTGTATGCTAATTTAAGTAGCAGTAGCGTAGTACCTGGTAACATGTTTAACATTAAGTACCAGATTTTCTTGAATGATATTTACGCATTCACGAACTCTCAAATCCTACATTATTATATGGTTTCTCAATATCTTGAGACACTTGATTGGGTAACTAACTCTCGTGCTAATCGTAGAATTAGATACAATAGGGTTGAGAATAAATTATACCTTGACTTTAGTTGGGATGAACTCACAGTAGGTAACTATATTTTAGTTGACTGTACTATGAGAACTGATACTGAAATCTTTACTTCTTCTTATAATGACAACTGGTTAAAAGATTATTGTGAAGCGATCTTCATGCAACAGTGGGGTCGTAACCTAAGTAAGTATGATGGCATTCAAATGCTAGGTGGTGTAACACTCAATGGTCGTCAGATCTTAGAAGATGCATCTACTCGTAAAGTCCAGTTGGAAGAAGAGATTAGAGATCGTTATGAAATACCACCACTAGATCTTGTAGGTTAATATGTCATATTCCAATACTCCAGCAAAGGATTGTGTACAGTCAGATTATAATTCTGCCTGTAGATTGAACATTAACGGTTCTGCACAGGAACGTAAGTTCATGGAGAATCTTGTTGTGGAGTCTATTGAATTGTATGGACAAGATGTTTATTACTTACCTAGAACCTACGTTGGAAGAGATCAAATCTTAGATGAGGTAGATACTAGTACCTTTAGTAATGCATATCCTATCAGAGCATATGTTAATAATGTTGAAGGTTGGGAAGGACAAGGAGAACTCCTAACTAAATTTGGTGTTAGAATAGAAGACAAGACAACCTTTATTGTTTCCCGTGAAAAGTTTACTGAGAAGGTTGATAACAACGTTACATTAAATGTTGAAGGTAGACCCAATGAAGGAGATTTAGTTTGGTTCCCGACAACAAAACATTTATTTGAAATTAAATTCGTAGAAGCAGAAAGACCATTTTACCAGTTAGGTAAAGGATACGTCTGGGAAATGCAATGCGAAATATTTGAGTACTCTAATGAAGACCTTGATACTGGTATCGCTGACATTGATGCTATTGAATACGCCTTTAGTAACTCCACGGCGTTTGTCATGGGTACTGGTGGGACTGGTGCTTTTACAGTTGGTGAAATTGTTATTGGGGATCTTAATACTGCCATTGGAACTTCTACTATATCTGGTGATGGTGTTGACAGTATTACCATTACTGATGGTGGTGAGTATTATACTTCTGCTCCTACTGTAACATTCAGTGGTGGTGGAGGATCTGGTGCTGCTGGTACTGCTGTAATATCTGCTGGTGGATTGGTAACTGGAGTTACCATAAATACTGCTGGTACTGGATATACTTCTGCACCAACGGTTACCTTTGGTAATTCACCGAAGGATACACAGGCAGAGGTTAAATCTTGGGATGCTGGTACTAGAACGCTTCAGGTTATAAATCGTACAGGTACATTTAATACTGGAGAAAACATTAAAGGTCAAACATCTGGTGCTCTCTGGAGTCCTGAATCCTTTAATACGATAGATAATACTAACAGTGAAGTTGATCAGAACTACTCATTTGAGACAGCTGACGATGACATTATTGATTTCTCCGAAGGTAATCCATTTGGATCCATCGGTTCTACTACTGACTTAACAATCTAATGCTAGGAAAATATCACTATCACGAAGTCTTTAGAAAGACCGTTGTTGGATTTGGTACTCTGTTTAATAATATAGAGATCAAACAAGGCAGTGAGGTTATGAAAGTACCTCTTGCTTATGGTCCAAAGCAAAAGTTTTTAGCACGTTTGGAACAGACTCCTGATCCAACAAACAAAAGAGTAGGTATTACTCTTCCTAGAATCTCATTTGAGATAACTAGTATTGATTATGACCCTGCAAGAAAGGTTAGTCCTACTCAGAAGATAACGGTAACAAGTACTTCAGATAAGAGTAAGGTGGCATATATGCCAGTTCCTTATAGTGTAGGATTTGAGTTAGCAATTATTTCTAAAACGCAAGATGACGGCCTTGAAATTCTGGAACAAATTTTACCTTACTTCCAGCCAAGTTATAACCTACCCCTCAAGTTGGTTCCAGGACTCAACGAAACAAAGGATGTTCCTGTCGTTATTAATAATATTGACTATGATGATGAGTATGAGGGCAATTTTGCCACTCGTCGCGCAATCATTTACACTTTAAGTTTTACTGCTAAGACTTACATCTACGGTCCTGTTACAGAATCTTCTACAATCAAAAAGGTTATTACAGATTCTTATACCAGCACCAAGGTTGGTACTGCACCAAGAGAAGTTCGTTACACTGTACAACCAGATCCTGTTACTGCTGATGCAGATGACGATTTTGGATTCGGTGAAACATGGGAGGATTTTGGTGACGGTAAGAAACGTAATCCTACTAGCGGTCAAGATGAGGCAATTTAATTATGAGCACCTTTGATGGGTTGAATGAAGTCTTTGGTAATGAACCATCTGAGTTACAAAAGCATGTTGAGAAAAAGAAGGAAATAACTAAACTAACAGATAATCCTGAGATACAACAGGATTATGAAGTTTCTCGTGCTCAACTACATAACTTAGTTATGAAAGGGCAGGAGGCAGTAGATGGTATACTTGATGTGGCACGAGCAAGCGATCATCCACGTGCTTATGAGGTTGCAGGTCAACTCATTAAGTCAGTCGGGGATGTAGCAGACAAGTTAATTGATCTTCAAGGTAAGATGAAAGAACTTGATAAGGAAGAAAGAAAAGGTCCAACTAATGTTACAAATGCAATGTTTGTAGGTAGCACTACTGAACTTCAAAAATTATTGAAGCAACAAAACAACATAAATAATAAGGATTAAACACGACACGACAATGACAGTCCTAAATGTTCTAAGTACAAACGCAGTGGCCGCAGGTGCTACTGAATATCAAGTTGTACAAACTGGCTATTTTAGAGTCATAGCAAATGCTGGAGATGCTACGGTATCATTTAATGGCGGACCTGCTATAACTTTAATAGATAATGAATCTCTACTGGTGAGAGGTGGCAAACCTGGTACTGCGAAAGTAGTTAAAGGAACCGATGCTGCTACAGCAGTCTATACATTAGGTAACAACCTGCAAGAAAACATGTCGCGAGATACGCATCCATTCTCAGTTGATGACTTCATCGCTGTGATAGATGATGGTACTGCTCCTGCAATACATGCTGGTTTTTTAAGTGCTGGTACAGTTGGTAAGAAAATTACTGCTACTACTGGTGCAACTATAACAACTGATATTGATTCACAAGCAGCATCAGGTGACTACACATATGCATCTGGCGGTCAAGCAAAAGTAAAACGTTGCGTTAAGATCGTAGTAACAGGTAATGCTATTGTAGTTGAAGAAGTCCAAGTAGTAGGAGGTTAACATGAGTACTGATCATCTTAAGGAGGAAACTCCTGCTGAACGTATTGACCGTCAATCAAAAGCAAACGTTGCAAAACAAAAAGCATCTTCTGATGCTAAGAAAGCAAAGGCTGCTAAATCCGCTGATGCATTTAAGAAGCATAAAGCATCAGTTCTAGCTAAGGGAGGTCGTCCAGTAGACGCACTTGACTCTTGGCAGAAAAAGAAAATTGAGAAGCGAAAGCTCAACAAAGAAGGTAAGACCTTTGCTCAGTTTATGGAGGGCAACCCAACCTCTCGTATGCTTCATAAATCAAAGACCTCAGTAACAGGAAATATTTCTGCTGATAGAGGGGACTCTGAAAAAAAGAACCGTGAGAAACGCCGCGCTCTAGAGAAAGATCTCAAAAAGAAAGGCATTGGTCACAAGAAAGGTGTAGGTGAATACAAGTACGGCGATGGTAAAAAAGGTCGTGAAGTATCATACCAAACCTCCAAACCCGATAAGATGTCCAAGCGTCGCTTTGGTAAAGTCATGCGACGACTAGGACGGAAGCATGGCCAAGAATCAGTTATTACAAAAGATAAGAACAAACCAGCAAAACTGCACGATACAGAATCTAAAAAGCCTGGTAAGTCCATATCATTAGGAAAGTCCAAAGCAGGAAAACACCCATCATCTTCTGGAGAAACATCTGGAACGAAGGTGCGTAGTGGCAAGTTACCGAAGAAGACCAACAAACCAAGTTATCATTACAACAAGTAGATAACTCACCTATATAATGAACAGAAAATTGATGTTGGTGTTAGCAATCACTGGATTCGCACGATTGATTATAATCGTGGCAGGGATTGCTGGTCTCAGTTGGGGGATCTCTACCAAAAACGAACCCATGTCTATTAACGACGAAGTAAAAGAATTACAAAAGAAACTGGAGAACATTGAAAAGAAACAGCAGATGCTGCAAAAGATCCAGGATCTTGAACGGGAAAAAGATCAGCACGATGGAAAACGTGCATCATCAGGAAAGCACCTTCATGAGATGAATTGACAACATCTATACCTTGTGGTATACTGTGAACGGATAGATATAACATGACACCAGATAGACACGACATACCCATTCTAGGGGATTTCTATACCAAGACAGAAGTTGACCAGATGATTCGTGCTGCTGTTGAAGAAGCACAAGAAATTGATCGCATCTCTATGGCAAAGCACAACCGTGATGCTACTATCATTAGCATGATATTAGGGTTCACTGTATTAGCATTGTTTGTAGATGGACTCCTGAGAATCCTTGGTATCATTCCACCTTTCATGGATATTGACGTTGATATAATAGATGATATAGTTGATAGAGTTGAGAGAGATGTTATCCCTCACGTACAAAAATATCAGAGATTTGTACCAGGTCTTTGAGTCAGGACATCTTAGTAATTTCTACTCATTGGTCGGATAAATATATGCAGTATGGGATTGAAACAATCATGCCCCTGACTCATTACACCGTAGGTTACCACGATACGGAACAGCATCATTTAGAAATTTGTGAGTATGCGACTGACGCATATGAAGCAATAGAACACAGCAAAGAGGATGTCCCATATTTAAGGGAGCATCCTCATTTTATTGACTATGCTACAAGATCATGACTACTATTACTAAACACAAACATGAAATCATGTGGTGGATGAGCAGATTAACCTTAATGGTATCTGCATTATTCCTATCCATGACACTAGCAGCACAAGCATATGCTGCTGAAACTATACAAATGGGTGCAGGAGGTAACTTAGTCTTTGAACCAAACGAGGTGACGGTCTCAGTAGGAGATACGGTCACCTTTCTTAATGGAGATCTACCACCTCATAATATAGTATTCCTAGACAATCCAGAGATATCACATCCTGATTTAGCATTTATGAGTGGTGAACAGATTCCAGTTACTTTTGACAAAGCAGGAGATTATGAGTTTCAATGTGAACCTCATGCTGGTGCTGGTATGAAAGGCGTAGTACATGTCTCCTGAAACACATAATTATACTAACCCCTCTGAGAAACAAGACCTTTCTCATTTAGAAGCAAGTGCTGGAGGTGAAGTAGATCATCAAGGGTGGCCAAAGAAGCCACCCATTTCTGATAGAGAATGTATTTACAAGTGTTTAGATAATTCTAGAGCACTTGCAGGTCTTGATAGAAAACAAGTAGAGAGGTTAGCAAAACAATTTGATCCTCATATTGATGTGGAAGTTGACATTGAATCTGAGTACCCTCCGCTGTAGTAATAAATACATGGCCTTGTAAAATAATTATGGCTACTATAACTCTTAAAGCACCTGACGGAACCACAGAATCATTTGAATGTGGTGAAGAAACTAGTATACTAGAGGGTTTAGAAGAAGCAGGTCTAGATCATCCTTCATCATGTCGTGCAGGTGCATGTTCATCATGTGCTATGAAAATTGAGTCAGGTACAGTAGACCAAGAGGAGCAATCCTTTCTGGATGATGACCAACTTGAAGAAGGTTATGTCCTAACATGTGTTGCTTTACCAACATCAGATCTAACACTATTAACAGAACAAGAGGAGAATCTCTATTAATGAATGATGTTATTTGGTCTATAAATATTATGCTAGGTACGTTACTCGGTGGAGTAGGGTATCTAATATATTGGATCTTTACTTATGATACCCACACTCCTAATGACATCTCTGATAGCAACGACTCCCATACCGAGTGAGTCTGCCAGAGAATTTTATCAGCTTGAAAGTATAGTAAATAAACTCAAGCAGTGGAAGCAGGAGAAGGAAAGAGAGCCAATTGAAGATATGATAAATAGATCACTAATGGAGTTAGAATATGGGAGCGATGGTTCCGCCAAGTCGGAAGAGTTGTTACAACTTCCGAGTAGTAACAGTTGATAAAGTCCTTGACGGAGACACTATAGATGTCACCATTGATCTTGGATTTGACTTATTTAAAAAAGAACGTGTCAGAGTAGCTGGAGTAGATACACCAGAGAAACGTACGCGAGACCTAGAAGAAAAGGAACTGGGGATTCATGCAACAAACTGGCTCAAAGAAAAACTGGAAGATGTTTTGGCTGGCGATGATGAGCTCATTGTTCGTACTGAGCTTCACGGCGGCGTTGGGAAGTATGGCAGGCTTCTTGGGTGGCTATATATTGGGGATGAACAATTGTCCCTTAACGAAAAAATGATTGATGAAGGTTATGCATGGGCCTACGATGGTGGAACCAAGCAGAAAGACTTTGAATCATTACGTGAGATACGTCGTGCTCACGGTACACTAATTGAGTCCTAACAATGGAAAGCGCATTTAAAGATCTTCCCTTACCAAAAGAAGCACAACAGATGATTCAGGAAGTACCTGCCTTACAGGAACTTATTGAACCAGAACCACAAGGTATCGGTTGGGGAGTTGGTATAGGAATAGTAGTAGGTGTAGTAGCAGCAGGTGCTATACTTAAGTTTGGTTGTAAGAAACTTAAGAAGTAATTCCAATGCAAATTATGAAGCGAGAGCAGGTCATGATTATAGATGACCTGTTCACCAAGCGTGAAGTGGAACAGATGGAGGAATACTTCATTCACTTTGATGGATGGCAATTGATTTTTGACGATCCATCACAAAGTTTAAATACATATTCTTTAGGTAAGGTTATAGACCAACCTAACTTTGGAGAGTTTGATGTATTTTGTGCACAAGCATTTCAAGAGAGATCTGGTATACCAGTCCCTCCTTTTCATAGAGTAGTATATAATTGTTTCAGATTTGGAGATTCTCCTAATCTACACCATGACGGTGAGTCTGAAGACTCATTAAGTTTCATGGTATATCCACTTACCGAGTGGTGCGAATCTTGGGGTGGAGAAACAGTATTTGTTAGAGATGGTGAGGTTACTGATTGTGTAGTACCCAAACCTGGTAGAGTAGTAATTTTTCCTGGATCAATACCACATGGAGGTAAAGCTCCTAACCGTCAGCACGGTGGTGTAGCAAGATTCAGTGCAGTATTTCAGTTCACTCCTGGGCAAGAAGAAGATATGCTTGCACATGCTGAACAAGAACTACCAAACGAAAGACCTTATCCTTTAAGCTAATGGCAACCGCCCCAAATGATATTTACTTAGGTAATCCCAATCTGAAGCGATCTAATGTCGCTCAGAATTTTACCAAAGAACAGGTTGCTGAATTTTTAAAATGTGCTGGCAACCCTGCATACTTCATTCGTGAGTATGTTCAAATTGTTTCTCTTGATGAGGGTCTTGTACCTTTTAACATGTATCCTTTTCAAGAGGAGATGGTGAATAAATTTCATGAGCACAGATTCAACATTGCAAAACTACCCAGGCAATCTGGGAAGTCCACTATTGTTACGAGTTACCTTCTATGGTACGTATTATTTAATGAAGAGGTTAACGTCGCGATCCTCGCCAACAAAGCGGCAACGTCGCGGGAAATGTTGGGGAGGTTACAAAAATCGTACGAACACTTACCGAAATGGCTCCAGCAAGGGGTCGTAAACTGGAACCGAGGTAGTCTAGAATTAGAGAATGGTTCTAAGATCATGGCAGCATCTACATCTAGTAGTGCTGTTCGTGGTATGTCATTTAACGTTATATTCCTAGATGAGTTCGCGTTCGTTCCAACTCATATCGCAGATGAGTTCTTCTCCTCTGTATATCCTACCATTTCATCTGGTAAGAAAACTAAAGTTATAATCATATCCACACCACATGGTATGAATATGTTCTACAAGTTGTGGCACGATTCAGAACGTGGTAAAAATGAGTATGTAAATACTGAAGTGCATTGGTCGGAGATACCTGGTAGAGATGCTGCATGGAGAGAGCAGACAATTAGGAACACATCAGAACAACAGTTCAAAGTTGAGTTTGAATGTGAATTCTTAGGATCTGTTGATACTCTTATAGCTCCATCTAAATTAAAAGTATTAGCATACGATGAAGCAATAACATCTAATGCGGGACTAGACATATATGAAGAAGCAATTAAAGATCATCAGTATGTCATAGCAGTTGATGTGGCCAGAGGTGTGTCTCATGACTATTCTGCATTCACAGTTGTAGATACTACTACGTTCCCATATAAACTGGTTGCCAAGTATAGAAACAATACTATAAAACCTCTATTATTTCCTAACATCATAGTACAAACTGCTGCTAACTATAATCATGCATTTGTTTTAGTAGAGATTAATGATGTGGGTGGACAGGTTGCTGACATCATACATTTTGATTTGGAATATGATAATCTTCTTATGGCATCCATGAGAGGTAGAGCAGGTCAAGTTGTTGGTCAGGGATTCTCAGGTAATAAAACTCAGATGGGAGTTAAGATGAGCACCACTGTTAAACAGGTAGGATGTTCTAATCTAAAAGCATTGATAGAAGAAGATAAACTCCTAATAGCAGACTATGACATAATTTCAGAACTTACTACATTCATTCAAAAGGGTAAGTCATTTGAAGCAGAAGATGGTTGCAACGATGACCTGGCAATGACTTTGGTGATATTTGCATGGTTGGCATTACAACCATATTTCAGAGAGATGAATGACAATGATGTCCGTCAAAGAATTTATGATGACCAGAAAGAAAATATAGAACAGGACATGGCACCATTCGGATTTATAGATGATGGGAGTGCGGATGAAACATTTGTAGATGCGGATGGAGATGTTTGGCACACTGATGAATACGGAGATCGTGCTTATATGTGGGAGTATCGCTGAAACTCAGTAGTTGAAAATTATAAATAATTTCAGAAAACTGATATAGTATTCTTTATAAGGAGTTATCACATGGCAGCGTCACAACTATCGCCAGGTGTCGTTATTAGGGAGCGCGACTTCACTACAGTTAGCACAGTATCACTGGCTAACATTGGTGCGATTGCTGCCCCATTTGAAAGAGGTCCAGTAGAGCAAATCGTTGATGTAAACAACGAAAGGACTCTGATCTCCACCTATGGCAAACCAAACGACAGTAATTACGAGTACTGGTTCACAGCCGCTCAATTCTTAAGCTACGGAGGCACACTAAAAACCATCCGTGCAGATGCAACAAACTTGAAAAATGCGGTTAGCAATGCAGCTGCTGTTAAGATCAAGAATTTACAAGACTACGAGACCACATATGAGACTGGTCAAACAAACAACTGGAAGATTGGAACACAAACTCCAGGTGCTTATGGAAACTCACTAAGAGTATTTTTAACCGACGCTGGTGCTGATCAGATCGCAACAATTACTGCTCCCTCATCTGGTAACGAGTATGAGTTTGTTAAAGGTGCTGGTGTTTCTAACGGTGGTAAATCTGGTAAGGTTTTCCGCTATACAATCAAACTTCAAATTGAAACAGACGTAACAGGTGATTTCACTCCTGTAGTGCATGATGCATGGTCACAAGGTTCATACTATAGTCAGTACGCTAGAGTTAGTAACGGTGGTAAGTCTTACGTTGCTCAAAATGCTGGTACTGCTGGTGCTACTGCTCCTACCCATACGTCTGGTAACGTTACTGACGGTGCTGTTATTTGGGCCTTTGAAGGTACAGTAACTGCTTCCACTATTGAAATTGGTGGTTCACCTCAGACGATTACTATTCTTGCATGGAATCCAACAGATCGTATTGCTGAGATTGCAATTCCTGGTGCTGGTATTACTGGTATCATTGATAGCACAATGGTATTGACACAGGGTACTGTTACAGGTTCTATTGATAGTGTTACTCGTGAACTACAAGTTGCACTTGCCAAAGACTCTGGTGCATTCGCTGCAACTAATACAATTTCAGATGACAACTCTGCTACTGCTACTATAAGTGCAGTAAGAGATGAGTATCCTGAGCGTGAGTATCTTCCTGGTAAAAAGTGGGTATCTATTGCACCACGTCCAGCAACTTCACTCTATACAACTGACAAAGGTGGATATCGTGACGAGCTTCACGTCATCGTTCTTGATGGTGATGGTGCTCTAAGTGGAACACCTAATACACTTCTAGAGAAGTTCATCTCAGTATCTAAAGCAACTGATGCTAAGAGCACAGTCGGAGAGAACAACTACTACGGTAATGTTCTTAAGCAGACTTCTTCTTACATCTATTGGGGTTCACATCCTGCTGATACATTTACAGTAGGTGCTGCTGCTTCTTCAGGTGACTGGGGTAATGCTGCTGCAAACCGTTCATTCAACTTAATCCAATCTGCTGGTCCTGTTATTTCAGAACCAAGTGGACGTGAGCACGTTGGTGGATTTGAAGGTTCTTCACTTCAGTATAAATTCGCTGGTGGTGCAGATGACTATTCTAACACTTCAGCAAACTTTAGTACAGCATACAACTTAGTATCTGATGCAGAATCATTACAAGTTGATTACATCCTTAGTGGTCCTCAAGGAGAAACTACTGATGCTGCTGTAGCAAAAGCAAATGCTATTCTTCAAATCGTTAATACACGTAAGGATTGCCTAGCATTCTTCTCTCCACAGAGAACTGATGTTATTGGTCAATCAAATGCTGATACGATTACAGAACGCATCCTAACCTATTTTAATAAAATTGGTTCTACATCTTATGCTGTTCTAGACGCAGGTTACAAGTACGTCTATGACAAGTACAATGATGTTTATCGTTACATTCCTTGCAATGGAGACACTGCTGGACTCTGCCTAGAAACAGGTATCAACCAAGATCCTTGGTATTCACCTGCTGGTTTCTCTCGTGGTGTTCTACGTAATGCAATTAAACTTGCTTACTCTCCTAACAAAGATCAACGCGATAAGTTGTACGCAGAAAGAGTTAACCCAATCGTCTCATTCCCTGGACAAGGTATTATCCTATTCGGTGATAAGACTGCACTTGGTTACCAGTCTGCCTTTGACAGAATTAACGTTCGCCGTCTCTTCCTTACAATGGAAAGAGTTATAAGTAGTGCTGCAAAGCAACAACTATTTGAGCAGAACGATGAGACTTCAAGGTCACTCTTCCGTAATATCGTTGAACCTTATTTACGCGATGTCCAAGGCCGTCGTGGGGTCACCGATTTCTTGGTTAAGTGTGACGAAGAGAATAACCCTCCTGATTCTGTTGATCGTGGTGAGTTCTACGCTGAGATATACGTTAAGCCAACACGTACTATCAACTACATTACATTGACCTTCACAGCAACCAGAACGGGCGTAGCCTTCTCTGAAATTGCTTCTTAGTCTAAATAATAATAACATCAGGAGAAAGAGAAAATGGCAGTAAGAGGCACTATTGACTCATTTAAGTCAAGCGTAGTTTCGGATTTTGCGAGACCCAATCTATTTCAGATTGACCTTGCCTTCCCTTCTCAGGTGATTGCAAACGGTACTGGATTACAACAGTTAGGTAAGTACACTGTTCGCGCAGCGAACTTACCTTCCAGTCAAATGGGTATCGTTGAGGTTCCTTTTAGAGGACGTGTTCTAAAGATCGCTGGAGACAGGACTTTTGAACCTTGGACAATTACTGTTATGAATGACAGTAAGTTCGCACTCCGCAACGCATTTGAGGTATGGGTAGAAAAGATTCAAGCCGCTAATGAAAACATCACACAGGTCTCTGGACTTGGCGATGAGTCTGATGCTACAGGATATTTTGCAGATATGTTTGTTCACCAACTATCTCGCGATGCATCTTCTGGAGAGAAGGCAAGCATCTTGAGATCTTATAAGTTTACAGATGTATTCCCAAGCAACGTTTCGGCGATTGATTTGGACTTCGGAAGCAACGATGCTGTTGAAGAATTCACCGTAGAACTTCAGGTTCAGTACTGGCAAGCAATCCCTGATGGCGTAGTCGCCTAAGATAGGGTCTGCGTAAGTACCTAAATACTTACATAATAGAGCATAAGTGATGTCACAACTATTCGGTTTTTCCATAGAAAGAGCGAAGAAGGCTCCAAAGGGGCCTTCTTTCGTTCAAAAGGATCACCTAGACGGATCGTATCCAGTCGTAGGGGGATCCCACTTTGGCTACACCGTAGATATAGATGGCACTGTTCGTAATGAGTATGAGTTAATTGGACGTTATCGTGATATGATTCTACAACCAGAGTGTGACTCTGCTGTAGATGATGTGGTTAACGAAACAATATGTGGGAACTTTGACGCAGTACCAGTAGCAGTTGAACTATCAAATTTAAAGCAATCAGAAAAAATCAAGAAGTTAATTAGAGAAGAGTTTGATACGATTCTAAGACTTTTAGATTTTGACAATAGAAGTTATGAGATCTTTCGCCGCTGGTATGTGGACGGAAGACTTTTTTATCATAAGGTAATTGATCCTAAGCAACCAAAGAAGGGTCTGGTTGACATTAGATATATTGACCCTCGCAAGATTAGAAAGGTTACTGAGATAGACGGTGCTAATAAGATCCGTTCTGGAGCACCAGTAGAATTAAATGATGCTCTAACTCAGAAACAAGTAGATTATTTCCTATACAATCCAAAGGGACTTAAGCAAACAGGTAATCAAGGACTGAAGATTTCTCCTGATTCTGTTACTTATGTTCACTCAGGTATCATGGATCTGAATAAGAACATGGTACTGTCTCATTTACATAAAGCAATTAAAGCGGTAAACCAACTCCGCATGATTGAAGACTCTCTTGTTATCTACAGATTATCAAGAGCACCAGAAAGAAGAATTTTCTACATTGATGTAGGTAACTTACCTAAGCAAAAAGCGGAGCAATACCTCCGTGAAGTTATGGGTAGATACCGTAACAAGTTAGTATATGATGCAGCAACTGGTGAGATAAGAGATGACAAGAAGTTCATGTCTATGCTAGAAGATTTCTGGTTACCTAGACGTGAAGGTGGTAGAGGAACTGAGATTACAACTTTACCAGGTGGTCAGAACTTAGGTGAGTTAGAAGATGTTAAGTACTTCCAGAAGAAATTATACAAAGCACTTAACGTTCCAACTTCTAGATTAGAAACAGAAACTACATTTAACATTGGTCGCGCAGCAGAGATAACACGAGACGAAGTTAAATTCCAGAAATTCATTGCACGTTTACGCAAGAGATTCGGTGAACTATTCATGGATCTTTTGAAAACTCAGTTAATTCTTAAGGGTATCATCTCCATTGAAGAATGGGATGACATGAAGGAGAACATTCAGATAGATTATATCGCTGATAGTTACTTCAACGAACTGAAGGAGACTGAGATCCGCAATGAAAGAATGAATCTGGTTAACACAATTGATCCATTCGTAGGCAAATACTTCTCAATAGATTACGTACGTCGTCAGGTTCTTAAGCAAACTGACGTAGAAATTAAAGAAATAGATAAACAGATTGAAGAAGAAATGGCAGAAGGTAAGATCGTTGATCCTGCTGAAGAAGCAATGATGGCCGCTGCTGGTGGGGGAATGGATCCTGCTGGTGGAGCAGCTCCTGCACAAGAACAAAAACCGTTATTTAACGACAAAGATCTTAGTGCTGAAGATGCGAAGCGCGGAACTTTCTAAATAGTACTATACATAGATACATATTATGGCATCAGAAATAGCAACTGACATAGTGAATAAGATTTTTGCTGATGATAAAGCAGCTGCATTGGATCAAACTAATACTGCTTTATCTGCTGCATCTTATGACTTAGTACAAGCAACTAAGGCAGACTGGGCACAGAAGTGGGGTTACGATCCTGCACAAACTGGTCAAGCTGCTGCTGATGAGTTAAGTGCTACTCTGCCTGATGGGACTAACCAAGTTAAGGACTACGATCCTGGCGAACGTCAACCCCATGAACCACCAGAGGATGAAGCTCCTGGTACACCTTCAAGTGTAGAACCAGAAGCATCTGCTGAAACAGAAACTACCCCAGAAGAGGAGACGAATGATGAAGCTAATAGCTGAAGAAATCAATCAGGTAGAATTTATTACCGAAGAAAAAAACGGTAAGAAAGCACACTACATTGAGGGTGTCTTCTTGCAAGGTAACATCAAGAATAGAAACGGGAGATACTATCCCGTGGAAACCCTTGGTAGGGAAGTTGCTAAATACGAAGAGTCTTTCATTACTAAAGGAAGAGCTCTTGGAGAACTCGGTCACCCTGATGGTCCTTCCATCAACTTAGATCGTGTGTCACACAAGATCAATTCTCTTAAACAAGAGGGATCTAATTTCATCGGTAGAGCGAAGATCATGGATACACCAATGGGATCTATCGCTAAAAACCTACTTGATGAAGGTGTAAAACTAGGTGTATCATCTCGCGGTATGGGATCCATCCGTAGAGAAAATAACATGAACATCATACAGGATGACTTCATGTTGGCAACCGCTGCTGATATTGTAGCAGATCCATCAGCTCCAGACGCATTTGTGGATGGAATCATGGAAGGTAAAGAGTGGGTGTGGGATAACGGAGTCATTAAAGAGTCCAAAATAGCTGAAATTAAGAAAGAACTTGATGCAGCTACTCTCGTCAACATCCAAGAACGCAAGATTTCCGCGTTCAAATCCTTTTTACAAACATTATAAAGTATAAATAATCTTAGATAAAAGCAAATGCTGAACTCAGGAGAACCACAAATGTCCGAAACCCGCGACACAGAATTTGAGGCTTCAATGTCAGAAACTGCTGTCAACGAAGACGCAGCGACTGGTGTTGCCGCCATAAAGAAGGGGGCAACCTCTGGTGAAAAAATTGATACCTCTGGTGCGAAACATTCCGACATCGGTGGATCAGATAACAAGTCTAACCCCGAAGGTACAGATAACCTCGGTGCTAAGGCTGCCGCACCTGTTGGTGCAACTAAAGACTCTTCAATTAAAACGAAGGGATCTGATGCAGGATCTGGTAACGTAAGTGCTGGACTCTCAGGAAAAATCTTTGACTCTAAGGAGACAGATGGCGAAGCGATCCAAGAAGAAACCCCTGAAGCCGAGTACGACTTTACTGAAGATGTTAACGCTCTTGTCGCTGGTGAAGAACTAAGCGAAGAGTTTAGAGACAAAGCAGTTACTATTTTTGAAGCTGCTGTTAATTCTCGCGTTACTAAAGAGAAAGCATCACTACAAGAAGCATTTGAAGCTGCACTTACCGAACAAGTGGAAGCAATCAAAACAGAATTGGCCGAGAAGGTTGACGACTACATCTCGTATGCTGCAAAGCAGTGGGCAGAAGAAAACGCCCTTGCTATTGAGCATGGTGTTAAAAACGAGATTGCAGAGTCATTCATGACTGGTCTTAAAGATCTATTCGTGGAACACCATGTTGGTGTACCCGAAGAGAAGTTCAACCTCCTAGACGGTATGGTTGAGCAATTAGATGAAATGGAAGGAAAACTCAACGAGCAAATTGAAGCTAACGTTTCTTTGAATAAGAAAGTTGGTGCCTTTACTAAAATGGAAATTGTGACAGAGTGTGCTCTAGGTCTCAGTGAGACACAGAAAGAGAAGCTAAGCGAACTTTCTGAGGGTGTTGAGTTTGAGAGTGAGGATGATTTTCGTAAGAAGATCACAACTATTAAGGAATCTTACTTCACTAACAAAAAGGAAACTGTAGTTACATCTACTAGTGACCCAAGTGTAGACTCAGAACCCCTAGTAGAAGAGTCCAAACCAGAAGGCGTGATGGGAGCTTATGTTGATGCCCTGAGCCGTTGGACTAATTAAGCATGATTTTGTAAACACTACTTTTCTAAAAACAATTTTAAGGAATTAAAATGGCTGATCTAAAACAATTACAAGAGAAGTGGGCACCCGTACTTGAGCACGATAGTCTTCCAAAGATAGAAGACTCTCACAAGCGTGGAGTTGTCGCACAACTTCTTGAGAACCAAGAATTTGCTGCTCGCGAAGAGTCGCAGATGCTAACAGAAGCCCCAACTAACTCTGCTGGAACAGGCGGATTCGGTGCTGGTGCTACTGCAACAGGTCCTGTTGCTGGTTTTGACCCTGTACTCATTAGTTTGATTCGTCGTTCAATGCCTAAGCTTATTGCTTATGACATTGCTGGCGTTCAACCAATGACAGGTCCAACTGGACTTATCTTCGCAATGCGTACTAACTACGGTACACAAAGAGACCCTCAGAATGCAGCATACAGAGAAGCATTCTTCAACGAGCCAAACGCTGGTCAATCTGGTGGTTCAGGAACCTCCTATGATCCAGGCGCTTCTAGCTCTGCTAACAACGACGCTGAGGGTACTAACCCTGCCGTTCTTAACGACGGTTCACCAGGAACTTACGAGTTAACAGGTGATGCTCAAGGATTAGCAACAGCAAGTGCTGAAGCTTTAGGTGAGTCTGGAACTGAGTTCCGCGAAATGGGCTTCGCCATTGAGAAAGTAACGGTGACTGCAAAGTCTCGTGCTTTGAAAGCAGAGTACAGTTTAGAACTTGCTCAAGACCTTAAGGCAATTCATGGTTTGGATGCTGAACAGGAACTTAGCAATATTCTTTCAACTGAAATTCTTGCTGAAATCAACCGTGAAGTTGTTCGTACAATCTACGTTAACGCTGTTAAAGGTGCTATCAATGATACCGCAACAGACGGAATCTTTGACCTAGACGTTGACTCAAATGGTAGATGGTCTGTTGAGAAATTCAAAGGACTTCTATTCCAGATTGAAAGAGATGCAAACGCTATCGGACAAGAGACTCGTCGCGGGAAGGGCAACATAATGATCTGCTCCGCAGACGTTGCTTCTGCTCTAGGCATGGCTGGTGTTCTTGACTACGCTCCTGCTCTTAATGGTAATAACAGTCTAACATCTGTTGATGACACTTCTTCAACATTCGTTGGTACTCTTAACGGACGCATTAAGGTTTACGTTGACCCATATTCTGCTAACGTTGCTGATAAGCACTTCTACGTTGCTGGATACAAAGGTACTTCTCCTTATGACGCTGGACTATTCTATTGTCCTTACGTTCCTCTACAGCAAGTCAGAGCGATCAATCCTGATACCTTCCAACCAAAAATTGGATTCAAGACTCGTTACGGCATGGTTTCAAACCCATTCTCACAAGGTCTTACACAAGGATCTGGCGCACTTACTGCTAATACTAACAAGTACTACAGACGTGTACAAGTTACAAACCTCATGTGATCCATCACATAAGATTAAAAAAGAGACTCCTTCGGGGGTCTTTTTTTTGTGTCTAAATAAAATTAGGATTGACTACATTATGAACTTCTTAGGATTAAGATTATGTGACCATGATAGTAGTATCACTTATACTGTTGATGATAAGGTATGGTACTATAAACATGAAAGAGATTTGCAACAAAAGCATTATGCACCACAGGATTTAACATCGTGGGCACATAGTCTAGAGCGTTATTCATATTGTAGAACTGGAGAGACTTTTGATCCTAAAGACGTTGATGCTATTGGTATAGTATTAGACTGTCATATGTACCCAAGGATACAGACAGACGAGAAGAAGTTATTTGAACAAATTGAAATACCAGTCTTCAGAGATATTGGGTATGACTGTCCCATCTATAGAATAGATCATCACTATGCTCATATGCTAAGTGCATGGCCACTTGGTATTGAATCGGATGTTAATTTTGTGTATGATGGATTTGGTGATGATAAGATAACCTTCACTGCATATCATGGTGATGAAAGATTTCAAAGATATACTACTAATGATGCACCTAGTTTTGGTGGAGTGTTAGGGGATCTTGGTGGTCATATATTAAAGTTACAAGGTAGTCCACATGACATGGCAGGTAAAGTCATGGCATTAAAAGCCTATGGTAGATTGACACCTGAGTGTTTAGAAAAAACTAAATTAGAATGTCATACCTATGATATGGGTATTGAAGGTATAAGGGATCTATGGAACCTAGAATATATTGAACGTTTAATACACCAAGGTGAGGAAGAAGATCATAAGGTACTAGATCAAATTCAATTCTGTCATAGTGTTACAGAAGATACTCTTGTAAATCATTTCGTAAAGAGTAGTAGACCTAATGACACTATACTCTACAGTGGTGGGGTTGCTCTCAATACTATCGTAAATTCTAAGATTAAAAAGGTAAGACCAAACTTAAATATTATACCACACTGTGCTGATGAAGGTCTAACACTTGGTATAGTTGAGTGGTTAAGAAGACAGTGGAAGCAACCTGAATTTGATAGAAGTGGATTCCCATTCTGGCAAGATGATGAAGCACCTGCTGAGAGACCATCACCTAAAACTATTACACAGGTTGCTGAGTATATTGCTGATGGTAGAATTGTTGGATGGTATCAAGGACATGGTGAACTAGGTCCCAGAGCATTAGGTAACAGATCTATACTGATGCGTCCTGATTTAGCAGACGGAAAAGAGT